CACTCCGTAATCCCAATGATCTAAAGGAGTATGACGACTAGAATACCCATCTGATGAGGGTTTGAGCCTTAGCGTAAGTTTCTGTTCCATTACTACTCAAACCCCAAGAACCTTTCACAATAACCAAGCTGCTAGAGGAAGCCGAACATTACGGCGATAAGCTTCGTTGTCATCCAAGCTGGTTCTACCGTGAACCGGACTTGAAAACGATTGCGAATTTGGCGATCGACAACTTGAAGGGATCTGACCCGACAAACCCGACAGATTCAGAACAGCCACTAGAAGCCGAACTTGAGCCAAAACAGCGAAAACAGACACTCGCCTTAGTGCCCAATCGAAAAACCGCCGTTCGCCGCTGGGCAGAGGAGGAGCTTGTAGTTAAGCAGAAGGAACTTTCAGAAGCCGCACTTGTCTATACGCGCTTGCAATTGGAGGTTTCAGCCCTCACTACCATTCTTGAGATGGTCTAACCGTAACGAATTACGGCTAGTGGGAACTCCAGGGCGTGGACCTGGATAAAGCCCAATGACGCCCAATCGAGCTGCCGCAATCCTCAGCTACAACGCCCACAGAGACGAGCAATCCTGGTGGGTCAAGACTTCGCGGGAATTTTTCTCTGGAATGGAGCGCCCATCGGCTGCAACTGCTGTAGTCTGCTCGCGCTCCTGCGAATTCACCGCTGCTGAGGCAATCGCGATCGCTGAGGCGTATGTGAGGCGTGATCCAGTCAGCGCGATCGCAACTGCACCAAGCACCGGACTATTGAGGGACTAAACAATGTGTCAATGTAACTGCCCAAGCTGTGACTATTGCGAAGAATACGACGAAATTGAAACGTCTGAAAGTATTCTGGAAATTGACCCGATCGCAATTTCTCGAAAGTGGCTCGAAAGTGAGCTGCAACGAAAGAAACAGGAATATGCAAATATAGACAAACGTTTTCAGCAGTTGCAGGGCGAGAAAGAGCGCTGTGAATGGGATTTGGAAGCGCTCCGGAATGCTCTGAAATATCACGCTGTCGAGAATTCGATAGAGCGGAAACGGGGCTGAGGGAACTACAGGGCGTTCAACCCTTCTCCCTCAATCCATGCCTAAGAAATCTGCCGCAGCTCGCACAGCTCACACGCTGAAATACACTCCTGAAGTTGAATTGTGGTCAATCGATAGGGTTATCCCCTATGCACTGAACCATAAGAAGCACCCGCCAGAGCAAATCGCCAAACTCAAAAGCGGAATCATTGAGTTTGGTTGGGACGTGCCGATCGTCGTGGATGAGAGCGGTGTGATCATCAAGGGCCATGGACGACGGCTCGCAGCCCTCGACCTGGGATTAACAGAAGTCCCGGTAATTGTGCGCTCTGATTTGAGCGAAGCGCAGAAGAAAGCGTGTCGCATTCATGACAATAAAAGCGCTGAATCTGACTATGATATCGATGCTCTGAAGGTTGAATTTGAAGCGTTAGCAGAGCTGAACTATGACCTTGATCTGACGGGTTTCGACAAGCTAGAAATCGGTGATTTTTTTCTGGATGGTGAAGAGAATGACCATGCAGAAAAAAATGAGGAAGAGCAGTCTGGACCTGGTGGACCTGGTGAGGAAGATGAAGAAGAGGAAGCGCCACCAGAAAACCTCGATACAATCGTCAGTCGGGTTAAACCTGGTGAAGTCTGGGAGGTTGCAGGGCATCGGGTGATGTGTGGTGACTGCCGAGATGCAGCACAAGTTAAGTTTCTCCTGGGCAATGAGCCGATCAATCTGTCTGTCACCTCTCCCCCGTATGCCTCGCAGCGCAAATATGATGAGGAGTCAGGATTCAAGCCAATCAAGCCCAATGACTACTTGAGCTGGTATGAGCCAGTTCAAAGCATCATTAAGCAGCACTTAGCCCAAGACGGCTCCTACTTCCTGAACATCAAAGAGAGTGTTGAGGACGGTTCCCGTCACCTGTACGTTAAAAAGCTGACGATCGCCCATGCTGAAGAGTGGAGCTGGCGATTTGTCGATGAGTTTGTCTGGAAGCGTCCAGGTGTCCCCGGCAAGTGGAAGGACAGATTTAAGAATGCCTGGGAACCTGTGTTTCATTTTGCTGTGTCAAGCGCGATTAAGTTTAACCCGCTGGCAGTTGCCCATCACTCCACGGACCTGGTGGGAGATGGTGAAGCGCATGAGGCCAAGTCCAACGGAAAGTATTGGAACATGCCCAAGACTGAGAAGAAAGAGGGTTTGGCGCTTCCCGGCAACGTGCTAGAGATTGCAGCTTCTACAGGTGATGCAATGGGTCACTCTGCACCCTACCCAGTGAAGCTACCAGCATTTTTTATTCAGGCGTTCAGTGACGAGGGCGATCGCGTCTATGATCCGTTCCTGGGCAGTGGCACCACCTCTGTTGCAGCTCACAAGCACAAAAGAATAGGGCTGGGTATGGAACTCAGCCCTAAGCATTGCGAAATAATCCTACGTCGACTGGAAAAAGTAACTGAAACCACAGCTCAACTTGTAGATACCTACAAATAAGCTTGCCGAAAAAGTTCAAAACTTGTGCAAGTTATGAAACTTTTTGTTGTCGTTTGAGGAAGTCAGCAAGGATGCGCCGGAACAGTTCGGTTTTGTTCTCCCCTGTCTCACCCATGATTCCTTCTAGCTGTTCCCCAATCTCATTGGGGACCCTGCCGCCGAATTGATAATCCTTGCGCTTCTCCTCTGGGAGCTGGCGGCTTGGGCGAGGCTTCCCAGGTCCACCGTTGAGGATAGCGCCCGTTTCAGGATCATAGTGTCGATAGCGGTCTTTTTTTCTGCGGCGGATGGCTGGTCTAGCCGCAGCCGCAGATTTTTTTTCTGTCATGCGTCACCCCCTAGAGCTTAATCACAGGGTAGAGTCGTTTAGCTGTAAACGTCAATTGATTGAAAAGTCAAGACGCTATTCTACCTGTCTTTTAGCACTTCATAAGGAACTGTAGAAGTCAATCTTGAGTAGAGCGTTTCTAGTTTGGTTTCTACCTCTCCAAACGCTTCCCGCAAGTCGGCGTAGCACTCCCAAGACTCCTCATCTTTGAGGGAATCCATTGTTGTGAGCTGGTGTAACGGCTCTCTCAAGACATCTAGAAGAGTTTCAAACGTTTCAAGTTTCACCAGGTCATCTCGCGTAACTTCTACTGGCTCTCGCTTCTCTCCATAGTGTTCGCCAACAGAGCGAACTATAGACTTGAAAGCTACTTGCCAGAAGCAAAGCATCTTTACGAGTTCAGATGGGGTGTTTGTGGGTTTTCCAGACATCAGCAAATGGGTAATGAAATTGTTAGCGACATCGTTATCGAGGTATATTCCAGTCGCATCGAACCACCAGCGCTCTACCTCATGGCGGGAAATTCTTTTTGTATGTTGCTCAGTCATTGTTAGAATCCTCCTTATTTTTATTGCAACGGGAACACACGGCATTCAGAAACTTAGCTGTGAGCGGTTCGCAGTTCAATCACTGCAATCTCTTTACGCTCTATCAGTTTGTAGGTAGAGAACTCGCGTAGAAGTCGATTCAGCTCTATCTGTAAGCGCTTATAAGAGCGTTTACCTTGCTCTAAAGCATCTAACCGCTCTTTATGTGGTGACTGCGATAGAAGGATTTTTTTCTGTACCTCCCTCTGCTCGGCATTCTTGAAACTTGAATCAAAGTACACTTCGGCTTCTACCTCAGTCATAGACTGGGATACAGCTTGCTCTAACTGGTAAAGTGTTGCCGAATAGTCCAGAAGCTTAAGTTCTAATAACTCGATTTCTCTAGATGTGAACTGCAATGATTCGATTGTGGTGGGAGGCAGTGTAGCTCTCGTTTTGGTGCCGTTGGTAGCTCTCATTGTGTTAGCCTTGAATTTCGATAATGTTTAAACGTTGGGTAGGGGTGAACTCCCCTACCCGATTTTTTTCAGGACGGTTGGATTACTCTTCCAGCATGATTTTTCTGGCTTTGCCTTTGGGCGTGGCTTGCTTGCTGGGCGTGGTGACAGTTTCCACAGTAGACATATTCCGGGCGGCAGTCTTAGCCCATTCCCGGAGTGCCATCGTCTTATCTGCATTGCTGACACTTAAGGGCGTAACGTCAGCAATAGCGCTGATTAGATGAGCATCATTGATGGTGTCTAAGTCTTCATCAAAAGCGGCTAGCGCTGCCTCATCCACCACTGCCCGAATCTCAGCACCCACAAACCCATCCGTGAGGGAAGATAGGTAAGCTAATCTTTCCTCTGGCAAGGTCATCTGATGACGTTGCAGATGGACGGCAAAGATCGCCATCCGTTCGGCGGCGGTGGGCAGATCAGCGAACCAAATTTCATCAAAGCGCCCTTTCCGGGTGAATTCGGGGGGTAGTTTAGATATGTCGTTACTGGTACAAACCACAAACGCGGGGCATGTTTTGTCGTTGAGCCAGGTCAGGAAGTCACCAAATAAGCGCTGAGTTACGCCACCATCACTAGACTCACCGCCAGCGCCAGCTAAACCTTTCTCTACCTCATCAATGAAGAGAACCACTGGACCTAAGCTTTCAACCAGTCGGGTAAACTCTCTGAATCTGGCTTCAGTTTCGCCAACGTGCTTGTTAAAAAATGAGCCTATATCCATCGCCAGTGTAGGAACCTTGAGTGTGGCTGCCAGGGCTTTAGCTGCCAGTGATTTACCTGTGCCGGGGTGACCAACCATCAAGCAACCTTTAGGAGCTGGCAGGTCTAACCTGCTGGCGCGAGAATTTTGGGTCAGCGTGGCTGAGAATAATTTTTTTCTGCGGTTCAGCCATGCTTTGAACTCTTGATATCCTCCCGGCATGACATCAGGCGCGGGTGAGAACTTAACACCAAGTTTTTCAAGTTTGACCATTTTGGACTGAATGATCAAATCTGCGGTCTTAGCATCAACGCGGCGGCGTTCCCGCACGTCCAGCCGTAGGCAGTTTAGAAACTCAGTCTCGGTTAAACCTCTGCCAGCGGTGGCGATTTCTTCCCGGTGGCTTGCTTCTAAGTCAATCGTTAACGTTGCCCCTGCTAACCTGAATTCCTGTGAAGTCTCACCAATGAAGGTGTTAAGGCATTCTGTGAGCCGAATAGGTGAGGGCAAACTATATCTGGCTTCATAAACCACGCCAGAGAATCGATTATCAAATTTGACATCCTGACCCAGAAATAAGATCCGCTTGTAGCCCTGCTTTAGGCTATCTCCCATTTCTAGAATGAACTCCCGAATTACGGGTACTTCCTTTTGGCCACACACATACTCAGCCATGCCCCGCAAGATGAAGATTCCGGGCTTCTCGTAGCCTTGAATGAATTGGAGAATTTCAACGATTGCGGCTTTCTGGCATTTTACCGGGACTGGCTGATAGTCAATTCCTGAAACCGTTCTAACCTCTGCCTTAAGCTGTTCCAAGCCTGGCTCATAAGCGCTGCCAGCGTACCAATTGCCATCGTTATCCCGGCAGCTATCGCCATCGTAAAGAGTATCGCTTGCGGTTCTCAAAATAACTTCGGTGGCAGGGATTACCTGCCGCAATAGTTGAGCCTCAGAAAAAACAAACACGGGCAAGTTTAATCTCATTCCAACTTCCCGGTAGACCTCCTCTGTTACGTTTGCCAGCTCTGCATTGCTGCAATGCAACGCCACTACGGGCATGGCAGAACCGAAATAGGAGCGAACTTGTTTCATGGCTTCAGACATGGGGTGAACCTCGATAATGTTTGATAGAACTTGATTCTAAGCATTAATCGTTTAATCGTCAACAGTTAAACGATTAAAAGGTAAAAAGTGGGGCAGAGTGTTTATCCTCTGCCCTTTCAGCGTCTTTAGAAACTCTGGGTTAGAGTGTCTACTTGGGTGATAAAGACATCATTGGAGGTGTCTACTGTCATGGTTCGCTCCGGATCAGGATCACCTAGGGCATCCTCAAACGGCTTGGCAGCATCCAGACAGGATAAGCCCTCAGCATCCTCTACACGGTTGGTTACGTTGCCTTGAAGGTCAATAGAGAAGATTAGTTTCATGATTGTTTTGCCTCGTTTGTAGCGTGTATTTTTTCCGGGATTAGTACTGACTGAGAAGTGAAGCCGAATTGTAGGTGTTGTTGATGCCCATATATTGCAAGTCTTGGGGCTGTACTTCTACTTGCCAGCCTACAAACTGCCCTTGCTCATTCAGCTTTTCGGTTACTGCGAAATCATGCCCCAGCTCTTCTGATTTCTGCAAAATAACGTGTTTAGCGTAAAGGTGATTGATGTTAGCTTCTAAGCGCTTCACAGGGTTATACATGCCATCTGCAACCATTGAATAGCTGCCATCCTCATTCAGTAGGAAGCCAATATCAACCCCGATAGTTAGATCGCGATAGGTTTCCAGCGCTTCCGGATTGTTCTGGTAGTATTGTTGCTGGCTCATACCCTCAATATCTGCCGGGGTAAATTGCTTTACAGTTTCCCGCTTGATCACAATATGAGCCTTACTGAATTTATTGCCCTGGTAGGTACTTCTCAGCCAGATAGGCTGATCATGGCATTCAACGGTAAAGCCTAATTCCTGCAATGCTGCCACTAAAGCGCGGCGGTTGTTCATTTTGGTTTTGATGCTGGAAAAGTGAGACATAGTAACCTCGATAATGTTTGAACTGTGCTTAACGTTTGAACTGTGAACTATGCCGCATCCTCTAGGATGATTCCACTGCGGCGGGTGGAAACTTGGGAGCCAGAATTATTTCCTGTGGCGGGTTCTGACTCATTCAAAATCATGGCAGCATTGCTCACTGTGGGAGATTCAGGAGTATTAACAGGCTCTTCCTCTGCCAGAATCATCCACTTGGCTATCGCCCTATGACCTTTAACAGAGCTACGGGAAAGCACTTCCCCTAATTCATCTCTCATGGCATCCCGTAATTTATTTATTCGGGCTTGCAATTTTTCCTTGCTGACTGAGGAAGTAGACAGTACCTTAAGCTGGCGGGTCACTTCTGCGAACCGTTGCAGAAGTGGATCGGGGTGTTCCCCGTTCACTTGCACACTGTTCAGAGTATCAAGGCAAGTCTGTAGCTCCCTCATACGGGCTTCAAAGTAGCCCTTAGTGCGATTATTCATATCTGCCGGATCGATAGTTTCCATCCGTTCCAAGATTTGAGCCATAAAGGTAAACCCGTCATCTTTGGCGCGTTCTATGCCCTCAGCAAAAGACTCTTGAATACTCTTAATCCAATATTGCTCTAACTCCCTTACAGCGCTTTCTTGACGTTGCTGGGCTTCCCTTTCAGCGTTCAGTACTGAATTCTCGATTTCTTGCTGCATACGGTAATAATCAGCGCGGGATTCTCGCTCCAATTGCTCTGCCATCTCAGCCGATCTAGTTGCTTCCTCTACTAGGGAAGGAATTCGGATCGGACCCTCCAAAATGACTCCAAACACGTCCCGAATCTTGTCAGGACTGGGGAAGTTTTCGTCATACTTGGCAAGCAGATAGGAAATTTTTTCTTCAGGCAGGTTGGCACCCCGTAAGATTCGCTCAAACCGCTCTAAAAAACTTCTATGAGCATCGTCGTAAAGGTCTAAAGCTTGCTGCCGTAGCTTTTCACACATTGGGAACAGCCCGTCATCTTCCCCGGTTGGGTCTTCCTTAAGCAGGTCATCTCTAAGCGCTGGCATATTGTCTTTACACACATACCAATAAGGACGGGCATAGCGTAAATATTTTTTCTGGATAGCTGCCCGTTTGCTGCTTAGTTTGGTCCCTGCTTTCTTCAGTTCTGGAAACACAGGGACGCTGATAGTAAAGCGCCCATCAGACTCTTTAACCACCTTGCCTAACTCTGGATTCATCTCTAGATCGTCAGAGCAATCTAGAACCAGGTTGCCAGTGGCAGTGTAGACACTCACCCCAAATAGAAAAACTTCCTCTGTCCTTATTGCCTCAATATTGCGGTGTGCTGTGACTGTGTTAGAAAAATTTTCGGCTACTTGCTCTGACGAATTGGCGCGGGTGGATCGCTGGGCAACTAACCCGCTAATTGTGTCCTTAGTACTCATGGCTTAAACCTCGATAATGTTTGAATTGACCTTCATAATAAGCAAGTATCGTTTAGATGTCAACATATAAACGATACTTGCTGGATGCCCTATGCTTTGGCAACTGCACGGGCTTTATTTTCAATCGCTGCCATTCCAATTTTTGCAGGATTGCTGCCAGCAATCTTGTAGATGGCAGCCCAAGAGATTTTTTTGCTGTCATACAATCCCTTGATCACATCAGACTTGGAATAAATTTCAGCGTATGCCCGATAAGCGCGGGTAACATACTCTTTAGTTTTGCCAAACTTCGCCATGGTTGCTTCTAAGCCATCTGCCTCAAACGTTTGGCACAATTCGATAGTTTGCTGGAAGGTATCGCCCTTGAAGACATTAACCCTGACTGGTGCCATGCCAGTAGCGGCAGTCTTAGACTTAGAGGATTTTTTCAGCGTTCTAAGCTCTTCCTGCAATGCTGCAATCTGGGCTTGAATTTCGGCAATTCTTTTTTCTGACTGAACTTTGCCGAAACTGTTATCCTCTGCCGACTCTACCAGTGAGAGGATTTTTTCTTCAGTGATGTTCTTAGGCATTGCCGGGAAGTTAATTTTTCCCTCAATCACCTCATTATCAGAAGTGATTTTGAGCCATTGTTGATAGGTGACTGCATTGTGACAATTGAAGAGATAATCGCCTAATTGGGCTACTACATCGCCTTTTGGAGCATCAATAATTTCTACCTTGTAGATTGGCTTGCCCTGGGCGGTCTTAACCTCTAATACCTCGCGCTTAATCGTCAGCTCAGAATCATCTAGATCAGCGCCAGCAGTTGTATAGACTGTGAACACGCTTTCAGAGCTGGCATCCTCTGGGGTTAATTCTTGCTCTAATGGTTGTTCTGTAACTTCCTCTGGTTGCTCTGTTGGTTGTTCTGTAACTTCCTCTGCAACGGGGGCGGGAATTTCAACGGCTGTAACTTCTGATTTCCTAGAATTGCCGCCCTTTCTAGACCTGGTTGGTTTTGCTGCTTGCTCTTCCTCTGGTTGCTCTGCAACTTCCTCTGGTTGCTTAGATTGAGCTTCTAAAATGCCGTCAATAATTGCAATGTTTTTGCAAACTGCTGGAAAGGTTAAACACAACTCAGAAGCAATAGCCTTCAATTCCTTCTGCTTTTTGACTTCTAATTCTGCAATTGTGTAAGACATCTGACTTGCTCCAATTCGGTGTGGTGTAGGATTCGCTTGAAAGCGGTTGAATCGCCCTCATGACAACAGTATGCGCCACTTTCAGTTTAAGTGTCAACATATAAACGAAACAAGCTTGAAGGCTTGCCGCCGCAGAATTTCAAGCAATTTAGGGTAGAAATCGCCCAAAATTCACCCATCGGCATTGCCTATAGGTTTCCTGTCTAAAGCTGGTTTTGCTCCAAGTTTTCCTAATGGGAGTGAGTAAAACTGGGCATTTACGGGCAATTACCCGACAATTGCCCTGCAAAATTGCGATCGCTCTAATCCCGACAATTGGGACCCCAACATTCCCGAAACTGGCGTATAGAGGGAGTTTTAAGGATTGCTGGCGCGATAGCTTACCAGACTAGCCAGAATCGCTCCTGAGACGTTTAAGAGCTGAGACGTAGAAACATAGCAGCAATCCTCTGGCGCTTGCCCTGGTCGATTCTGGTGTGAGCTGATAGCGCGATCGCTCTGTCTGTTGATGTTTAGTTGCAGATAGCAGCAAAACCAGCTCTGGCAGCGATTCTAGCTAGTTTCGATCTATCGTCTATATGTTGACACTTAAACGATTAGTGCTTAGAATCAAGTTCTATCAAACATTATCGAGGTTTTGAGATGGCAAGGAAAAAACAAGTAGAACCGGCTGAACTGCTGGCAGCTATTCCCCAGGTATTTACTAAGCAATGGTCAAAAGCAGAAGTGAAGCAATTAAGAGCAAGTTTTAGAGCGATCGGGTTTCCAGGATGGTGGGCAGATCTAATGATTGCAGTTCTCAAGAAATAGGAAAATTGCAAAACTAATTAAGCCCAAAACTTCCTAGAGTTTTGGGCTTGTTTTATGCCTAATGGTTGGGCTACCAACTAATGAAACTGTCTGATAGTCGGCATTCCAACAGTTAGGGTGCGATCTATCGCGCTGGCACTGCTGGCACATTGCAGGATGAGCCAGGTATCAAAATTGGGCATTGTTGGGACAAAAACAACCAACCAGACAACCCAAAATCGACTCTGGCAGGCGATTAGAGGTGTATGAGCGTTCATACTGGCGATCGCCCTATCGTGTCATGGTGACGATTTCGCTCCAAACGCTCTCCCGGTCTAGCTTGTAGCTGCCAAGTGGGAATGTGCCACTTTCTAAGGATTGCATGGTGTAACCCTTACTGTGAGCCATTTACAGCCACTAACACAAACTAGAGCGATCGCCAAGTAATAGGGCATAAACTGACAATCCCCAAAACTTGAGTGAGTTTTGGGGATAAAGGATAAAGGATGAAGGCTAAAGGCTGAAAAACTGATCTTGTGTGATGGGCTGTAATCCCATGCCCCACACTCCAGACTCAAATAGGCACTGGCTGAGGTCTAATCCTCTCAACTTCTCAATTACCAGGGCATGTCTGCCCTGATAGTAGGGTATTTGCTTCCCATCAGTGTCAAACGCTCCTACCATGCCATTACTGAAGAGGACTAGATGAGCTGGCACGCTACCAGTGTCAACAGGAAGGGCATCCAACGGAGTATCAGAGTTAGAGCTATCAATCATCATTCGGCAGAGCTGTCATGGGTTACGGAGTCTTCCACTAAGGCGGCGTAATTAGGGGTTACTGGGCAATTTGGGAACGTCAGCAGAGGGCGATCGCCCTGGCTCATCCCTTCAAGCGAGTCAGCTATAGCGCGTAGCGCGGCGGGTATGTCCGCCTGGCTTGCCTGGACTGGAAAGCTGATCTCAATCTTAGACAGCGGCGTGTGAGAGAACAGCATCGTTCCCAGCCGTTCATCATTTTGGGCTATGAACTTTGCCATACCCTCGGTTGATTCAATCGTGATTTTGAGCATGGCTCATCCTGACTCAGCGATCGCTAGTGTGCCCCTATGCCGGAGTAACCCGACATTTGAAACCAGCGATTGATAGGGCTTTGAGTCGGGTGTGGGAACTAAAAACAGACATTACCCGACAATACCCGACATTCGGAATGTGCCTAAGAAGTCAAAGCACAACTGGCAGGCGATTCGAGCCGAATACGTTGAAGCCCCATCAGAGGATAGCCGACCCACGCTTGAAGCGCTGGCGGCGAAGTATGGGGTTAGCGGTAGCTATTTGCGGGAGAAAGCAAGCACTGAGAAGTGGAAGGATGAAGCCGATAAGTATCTAGCCAGCGTTAGCACTGTCCGGCAGACACAAAAGGCTGAGGTAGTAGGCACTGAGCAAGCCCAATGGGATAAGCAGTGTTACGAGATGTCCAAAGGGCTGCTTATGCTCCTTCACAACCAATTGAAAGGAGCACTGCCAAAGGATGGGAAGCCCGGCAGCAAGGCTTTAGACGTTAAAGAGATAGAAACACTCACCAAAGCTCTAGAACGTGTCCACAACATTGGAAAAGCAGCATTAGGAGACGCGCCAGATGAAAGCGCGATCGCAGCTGATCCTTCCCAATACTCGCAGATGAGCGCCCAGGAGCTGGCAGCGCTTTATGCAGTCAGAACTAAGAAGCCAGGAGCGAGGGAGAGCTGATGGCAGTCTTAGATCTGCATAGCTCGATAGAACGTCGGCTAGGACTGCTGGAAGATGCAAACGCTGATCCACAACTTCGCGCGATCGTGCTGGCTCACTGCAAGAATGATGTCGTTAGCTGGTGTAACGATTGGGTCTGGACAGTTGATCCAAGACGTTCACCCGCTACGCTACCGTTTGATCTCTTCCCCAGGCAGGCTGAATTCCTGCTTTGGCTAGATGAACAGTTTGATGGCAGAGAAGATGCGATCGCTGAGAAGTCGCGAGATGTCGGCTTCACTTGGCTGTGTTGCGCCTGGGCTGTTCATCATTGGCTCTTCTACCCAGGATTCAAAGCAACGTTTGGCAGTCGTAAAAAGACGCTGGTGGATCGCGTTGGTGATCCGGATTCCATCTTTGAAAAGATGCGGCTATTGCTGCGATCGCTGCCCTGGTGGATGCTGCCCAGTGCTTACAGCGATGGCGAGTTGAAACTACTCAATAAGTGCAACGGCGCGGCTATCACTGGCGAGGGTGGAGACAATATGGGTCGCGGCGGGCGCTCGTCTATCTACTTGATGGATGAAGCTGCATTCGTTGAACGCCCCGATAAAGTTGATGCCGCAGTTTCCAATAACTCAGACTGCAAAATCAAAATCAGCACACCCAACGGGCCAGGGAACCCGTTTGCTAGACAACGCAATAGTGGAAACTTCCCCGTGTTCCGATTCGAGTGGATGGACGATCCACGTAAGAACAAATGGGAGCTGCGAGATGAGAACGGCGCGATCGTAACAACAGGGGTAGGCAGAGGTGCACCGATCGGTGCACTCTATCCCTGGTACGAAAAGATGAAGCGAACTCTTGACCCAGTGATTTTGGCTCAGGAGGTCGATTTAGACTATAACGCCTCGCTTGAGGGTATCTGCATCCCGGCAGCGTGGGTGATGGCAGCGGTAGAACTGCATAAGCGCTTAGAACTGCCCCAGCGTGGCTTGATCATTGCGGGTTTAGACGTTGCAGATGGTGGCGCGTGTAAGAACGTATTCATTCCCCGGCGTGGTCCTGTAGTTCTGGGCATTGAAGACTGGGCACAGGGCAACACTACACAGACAGCCTACAGAACACGAGATCTAGGGCAGCAATGGGGAATCCAACGACTCAACTTTGACGCTGGTGGACCTGGCACAGGAGTTAACGGAACGCTTAGAAGCTGTGAATACTTGCCCTTTGAAATCGAGGGGATTCTAGGGAATGGTTCATGTACTGAAAAGTGCTGGTCAGCTTTTGGCGATCGTGAAAGTGCCGACATCTTTAAGAACTTCAGAGCTGAATCGTGGTGGCTGTTGAGAACACGATTCGAGCGTACTTATGAATTCGTGAACGGGTTAGCAGTGCATGACCTGGATGATCTGATCAGCATCCCGAATCATGGCGAGTTAATTGCACAGTTATCCTTGCCGCTGGTGTTCTACGACGATAGCGGCAGAATCAGGATTGAGAGTAAGCCAGAGATGGCTAAGAGAGGCGTAGCATCACCTGACTATGCTGACGCTCTAAGCTATGCCTTCGCCCCTTCTACAGCGGGTGTATGGGCAACGTCGCACGAAACCTCTTGGGGCTATTAGCGATAGTGGATAGAATCAGGGTTTGAGACCAGGAACCCATTATCGAATTTAGCAGTGAGCTTTTCCCGAATTACTTGAGAAGCTAAAAGCTGAATGCCGCTCAATGCTTCACTTTCAGTTGACCCAAGAGACGATGTAGGGGTAAGACTGGAAATTGAGGCTTCAAATTGTGAGCCTACTTGCTTAATTGAAACAGGAATGTCCAAAGTAACTTGTAGAGTAGTTGAAACCTGGCTATTGATTTCCATAGTGCTGGAAGTGTAGGTGAGTAGTGACAGCGCTAGGATGCCCTAAATCTCTCTCCCCTCTACGCTCTTTAACTGAGTTTCACTCTAAAAGAGCTGACAGCCCGGAAAGACGGGCACAAAAAGCTTTATCATCTTCCCTAAAAGGGGAGAGGTTATGAATTCGGCAAGCTTAAGGTTTATCAAGCAAAACTGGCAGCTCATATTCCACAAGAGCGCCAAAGATTTTCAGCCAGTGATTGATAAGACATCTCTCGCATCTCTGCAAGCGATCGTAACGGTCTTAAAGCGTGACAATTGGCGAACGTTGAATGAGCTGGCAGAGGTAACAGGACTGAACAAAACGACTGTTGCAGAGATCACAGCAGCTCTTGAGAGAGAGCTATTTGAACGCTTCCTCTGCCCTGACCCGGATAGGGGCAGAGGGGATGAGGTTGCTGTAGGGCTGCTTAAAACTTCGAGGTTTACGCGCTAGCTTGAACTGGTAGCGCGGATGCAGTTTGGGTGAGTGACTGCGATAGCGATCGCGTAGTATCTTGACTATCAGCCAATGGTAAAACTCAGCATCTTCCCAGGTACGAAAGCGCCGCTGTAGTTCATTGTGTTCGCCCCCAAAAATCATTGTTTCAAATAGCCCCATAGGCAGGCTATCTGGATCGCTCCAAATAATGTGAGGCAACCCCAGAAACACTGTAGAAATCCTGACCTTTCCACCCATGAAAGAAGTTTGGGCAATTCTGCGATCGCACTGCTCATAACTTATTGCCCAATCCAAGAAGTCTGAGCATGGGACGGGCGTTTTGCCCTTTAGGACATATCGATCAAAGGACGCTGTAATCGAGGATAAAAGGTCATCAAAGGAAAGGAGAGGATCATTGTCAGACATTAGCTCACCCCTAATCGCTCTCTTCAGTTTACGGGTGAAGCTGCGGGAATTCACCAACCGCCTTCATAAAGTGCTTATTTATACCTCTTCATAATTGCAACATACGCACGTTAAGGCTTAAACAAGGCTTAAGAATTACCGTGTAAGTACTGGGATGACAGGGTTTCGAGGGTGCCACCATTGATTTAGTTGCATTTCGTGAGTTCCCTGTAATGACCGTCACACCTGAAAGTCTTAAAGCCCGTAAAAACTCGACTGAACTTCTCTGGAAACACTTTAAACACAGAATTAGCAAGCAGGAAAAAGCACTAGAAAGCAGAAATGCAGCGGTTTTAGCCCACCAGAAGTTAGTACAGTCTGAAGCTCATAAGATGGCATCCCGGTGCAGAGTCAGCTATGAAGACTTAGAACAGCTTGGCATGATTGGTTTGGTGAGAGCAGTTGAGCGCTTCGATCCAACAATGGGCGTATCTTTCAGCTCGTTTGCAGTGCCCTACATTCGGGGGCAGATGTTACACCACCTTAGAGATCACGGCAGCTCTATAAAAGTGCCTCGCCGGATGCGGGAAGCAAACGCGGCGGCTGGAAAGATTGAACGTCAGTGGGTTGCAGTCCGGGGCAAAGCTCCAACTGAGACGGAGACAGCAGCAGAGATGGGTATCACTGTTCAGAAATTGCGGAACGTGCGAGCAGCGATCGCCAATCAGATGGCACTGCCTTTACAAGAGGAATACTGCGATATTCCAGCACCAGAAACCTACACCCTTAACGAAGAAAGCAACGGTAGGCTAGAGCGCGCCTGGTCGCAGCTCCGCACGAACCTACAGCAGTTGCACCCATCAGAGCAAGAATTGATTCGCTTGGTGTACTTCAATCGACTCTCTATCAATGCAGTTGCAAAGCTCCACAAGCTCGATGCAGAAGCACTGCGAGGCAAATTGAATCGGATCTTACTTAGGATTGCTAATTAGAGAGTGTGGGAACGTTTTAGCAGTAATAGTTTGACTTGTCATGTTCCCTACTGCCCCTATCAATACGAATACGATCGCGCTTATCGCAGAAACACCCACCGTCGATCTACCCTCTCCAAAATCGCTAGAAAACTGGGGATTATTCGGGGTAATCGCCTATCTCTGTGTGCAGAAGGGATGGGAAGTCTTCAGCAAAAAGGAATCCCACGAAGCCGATCTAACCACAAAACTTGTAGAAGGTTTAAACGCTAATCAGGCTCAGATGTTAGCGAACATGACCAGCTTCTTAGACAAAACTCACGGTGAAACACGCGAGTTGAAAGACGCGATCGTTGAGCTGAAGTCTGCGATGGTGGGACTACAGGGCACTATCAGAGAAGAGCTGAGAGCCGAATTCCATGATCAGAGTTCCGCTATTGGTGAGCTGAAACTGTCTGTGTGCCAGCTTCAGAAAGATATGGACAGGCTGAATAAGTAGTTTCCCGAATTACAAAGAAAGTATAAAAAGCTAGAATCTACTCCTGTTGCCGAGTAGCGCTATGCTGACTATCACACCCCCCGTAATTACCGATTCGCAGCTTCAAGAGCTGGCGGAAACGGTGACGGTTCGAGAAGGACTGGTGGGTGAATTGATCTGTCTGCTGCAAAAAATCAGAACAGCCTACGCCGCTCATGGCACACCAGGACTCAGTTTTAGAGATAGACAGCGGCTCAAGGCGTTAGGCGTTGGGCTTGATCAGAAAGTGAGTTTAGAGCTGTACCAGGCGTTGCTAGAAACTGGGCAAATAGAAAGCCCCAGGCTATTACTAGCAAGGGGCTGATTCCCATTTAAGGAAGCGATTGGATTGGCTAAATCGCCTTAATCGCTCGATTGTAACCTACCTACTTTTGTTGGTTCCGCTCCTTTACTGGAATGCTCTCTAGCTGAGTTGCCGCTTTATCAGCGGCTTGGCGCAGTGCATCTTCGGCAGTTTGCCGGAGGATAGAAGCACCAACACTTTTGAGAACAGACAGCAATTTAGAACCAATTAGTTTGAGATTCATCGGAACACCAACGACGCATGAGCGCTCTAACGTTCCCACGCTCTACAATGGCTGTATCGCTCCTGATTTCGCGTTGTTTAGGGCAGCGCTTGACTCTCACAACTGGTAGGGGCGGTTTTTTGGTGCAAACTTTTAAGAGTCTGGACGTTTAAGCTCCTAAGAGTCTGGACGTTTAAGAGTTTAAGCGTGTAGAATGCTCTCACCCAGTTTGAGAGAGTTATGGCAAAGATCATCATGATTACTTCCCACAAGGGAGGTGTCGGAAAAACCACAACAGCAATCAATCTCGGTTGCTTGTTTGCTAAAGAGGGTAAGCAAGTGCTGGTGATTGACACAGATCCAAACAAATCAGCGATCGTCTGGGCGCGGAACGGAACACTACCGATCAAGGTAGTGCCGGAAGCTCAATCAGCTCGGCTCCTGCAAAAGGAGCAATTCGACATCATAATTTTCGATACCCCCGGCAGACCGAACAAGGAAGAGATAGCGGAGCTGGCAGAGGGTAGCGACCTGGTGATCCTTCCGACTACTCCCCGGACATTAGCGATCGCCACACTGAAAGAGCTTGCAGGGAGTCTATCTGAAACTCAATGCACCTTCAAAGTGCTGATCTGCGACTCACCACCAGCACCGCAGACAGACGGCGCTGATGCCTACGAGGGCATCAACGGAATGGGCATCCCTGTCTTCAAAAGGCTGATAAGAAGCTTTAAAGCATACGAACACGCTGCGAATGCAGGCATACCAGTCTATGAAGTGAAGAGGGTTGGGAAAGTCGCTTGGCGCGATTGGGAAGTGTTGAGGGAGGAAATTGAGCTATGAGCGCGAAAAAAAGCAGATTCGGAGACATCTTGGGAGCCGCCAGGGGTGAAACTGTTCCTGTTGAGCCTGTAACGCCGGAGGATGATTTACCCCCTAAACCCTTACCCCCTACTCCTCACACAACACCTGACACCCAACAACTGAAAACTAATAATTCAAAACCTAAAACTCAAAACTCAAAACTTACACAAGTTTCGACATCGGGGGGGAAAGTGACTAAGAGCAAATCTGGAGAGTATCTGAAAACCAGTATCTATCTGACTCATCAGATCAGTGCTGAACTGGACGCTTTCATCAGTGCCCAGAATCTTGAGGCTGTCAGGTCAGGGTCAGAAAAACTCGATCGCTCTGATGTGATCGAACTGCTGATCCAGGCTATAGCAAGGCTGAATCAGAGCAGAATGAGTAAGTCTGAGGTGCTGAACTTCATTAGGAGTTTGGAATAAAAATAGGGATCCACGGTTGGATCCCTTGAAGTTGCATTTCCAAAAACTGACAATTTCAGTTTAACCTTATGCAACCGCTACTTTCTCCTTGAGTAGCTTGCCAGCACTGAAGGCAGGAACCTTTGTAGCTGGAATTTGAATTGTCGCGCCCGTCGAAGGATTGCGCCCCTCTCGCGCTGATCTTTCCCTTACTTCAAAGGTGCCAAAGCCAACGAGCGTTACTTTGTCGCCAGAAGCTAGAGCCTCTGTCAACACTTCTAAAAAGGCATCGATCGCTGCATTAGCGTCTTTTTTGGTCATGCTGGCTTTGCCAGCGATCGCGTCTACCAGTTCACCTTTATTCATAGTTCTTTCCCATCCAGTACGCTACAACCCGCATTATATAAGGGTTAACTGGGCGTGAAACACTAAGAGGGGGATGTAAGTTATTTACATCCCCCTCTTAGATTGAATTGAAACGTTTCCATTCAATTAGCTACCCCAACAAGTGGGGCAACTCCAAATTAACTCATCTGGAAAAACACGTCAATAAAAACCCCTCACTTTGGAGGGGTGATTAACATTGGTGTATAAGTAAGATTGCAATAACTTTACGCCAGAATCAGCTCTGGAGTTAAAGTTGGTAGCGGGTCAAACTTGCACCAGCCGATATGCACCCGATCATAGGGGTGGTGCGGATATTCTGTTGCACTGCTGGGGGCATAGGAGGTGATTCTATCTATCACCCAATCCCCTTCGATTGACTTCACTTTAGTCGGATGATCATCGATTGGGGTATACCCTGCGATAGTGCGATCGCCGATCTGTGGAAAGTCTTCAGCGTCGTACATAACGCTGATTCCTAATTGCTTCTCGTTATTAATCCCGGAAACTTCAATTACTAGATCGAAGCGAGTGAAACCTAAATCTGGGTATTCATAACGAGCTGTGTTGCAGCTCCACTTTTCAAACGGTGGAAGAGCTGACCCTACAGGTTTAAACTCGATCAAGTTAACCTGCAAGTCTTCTGATAGCTCCATCCCTTTATAGGTGAAGATTGCGGCGATCTCAAAGTCTAGATCATCCATCCTAACGATGTCACCGATCGCTGGAGTTTCCCCCCATTCAGTTCGGAGATGATCCGCATCGCTGCCATACTTGACGGCTTCAAAGATGTTTAATTTCATTTCCTCTCCTTACTAGGGGCTATCAAACTCTCTAGATGAATTATAGCGAGTATCTCTGTCGCTGTAATACCCGCTATTGGCTGAATCCGGCGGGGTAACTCTGAATCTACAGATCCACTTCAGCGGTCCAGTTCCACCGACAAACCGAGGGCGAAGCATGGTTACATTCCGCTGATCTCGCTCCATACTCCTGAACATGCTCAGGCAAGCTTCAGGTGATACCGCTGCATGTTCTTCGATACTGCTTTCTTCTGCTCCCGGTTCTTGCTGGGTGTTGAACTCAGGAGCGGGAGCGGGGGCGAGATTTTGCGGTGGAGGATCAACAGGGGCAGCTCTACTCGCCGCAGCTCCACCACTTACCGCAGCTCCCCCGCCAACTCCAACTCCAGCTTCAGAGCTTACTGAATGTGCAACGCAACCAGTAAGCAGTATGAACACTAAAAAATAAACAAACTTCATCGTCCCATTTTCCCTCTCCAGTCGTCGTTTTTAGAACTACTGAACCCATTGATATAGTACGGGTCATCAGGTAGCTTTTGATAGATACAAACCCATCTATGCCGGCTTGAGCGGTTGGGATTTGGCCGCTTTCCAGTCCACCGCAGTCGCCGCCCATCTTGCTTTTCAAGAACTTCCTGCCTGTATGTTTCACAATCTTCGTCATCAGTGATAACGAATTGGACCTCATTGATCTGGGAATACATTTCAGGAGCAGGAGCAGGAGCTAAATTCTGAGGTGCTTCATAGCTCCCAGAATTGGCAGCAGTACCCGCCGCCGCTCCGCCGCTAATAGCTCTGCTTTCGACTCCCGACTCCTGTGCAACCGGAGAGGCAACACAGGAGGACAGAAGAAATAGAGATGGCAATAGCAAGAATCGCTTCATAGTCCTAATAGTTTAAGGTGTTGATCGGGGGCTGACTCACAATCCTTTGACTTGGACAATTGACTTTATTAACAAAGGTTGCGGTTGTTTTTGCGTAGTTAACTACCACCCAACAGACTCCCTCAAATCTGTAATAATCAGCGGATTGAGTGTAATAGTTAGCGCTCCCAAACCGCTTCCTCATTGCTTTATAGCTTTGAGGAAACGCCAAATTATCAAACTCAATCAGGCGCGAAAGTGAGAGAGTTTTATCCACGCCGTAAGCGATCGCCCCTGGTGGTGGCATTTGGCTGTTAGCTGCAACCTCATTCAATCCAATAGTTGAAAACAACAGAGCGCTTAAAACAAGAAATTGATGCTTCATATTGACTCCCTGAGTGGATCAGGCTTGGGGTTTATAGATAAACAATCCGATAGGCAACAAATTGAAACTGCCCTCTGTAGGGAGTCACCGTAATGGCGATGCCTTTGCCGCTACCGATCGCCCAAACGTATTCCCCTTGATAGGTGCGGCAATACATGTGCCCCAAACCCTCGAAGTTATTGATAACCCTTCCAGGAGTGGCACTTAGGAACCTGCTTAGAGTCATGCCATCCATTTGCCCGTATGGATAGCGTTCGGTTGCACAAAGAGAGTCGGCTTTAGCTGACGGTCCCATGACCCCCAGCATCAGCAAACTTGTCACAATTGCCAACGGCAAACGGCGTGAATCAAAGCGCTTCAGACGCTTGAACGATAAGATCATTGATAGTTCTCCTTGTTGAGAGCGCTATCGGGGCACAGGCGACCAACCAATCGCCCCGATAGAACTCGGTTTATTTTGAATTAGCCAGCAGGGGTTAGAACTTGAGTCCCTATCACTCTGCCGTTACTGAAGTTGATTACAAGAACTTTCCCGCCCTGGATTGTGTAGTAATAACTTCCGTTTTGAACACAATTCGGAGCCCCCATCTTTCTTTCAACCTGGCTCTTTGTCATCCCTTGAGAGATGTTTGCATTTTTATGAATTGGTTGATACGGGCATCCCTGCTGCGCCAAAACGGGGGGTGTCAAGATTCCCAAGGTAACGACAATGGGAAGAATAGATCTGAGTATCATTGATTCAGCTCCTTTGTTTGTGGGAGTTCAACCGGGGCAAGATTTCCAGTCGCCGCCCCGGTTAGAACTATTTACTCGGTCATCATTTTTCTTAGCTCTGCCTCAGTCTCAAGCTCCGCTTCAAACTCGACTTGGAACTTAGCTACAGCGCGGTTTTGTCCTCTCTGACGAGCAGTTTCTATCTCTTTAGTTGAAAGGTTCGCCCTGAGAGTTTGAGCCTGTTTGATCACTTCTAAAAGCTGGTCTTTTTTGGTGTTTCCTTCCTCCCTAAATTGAGTAAGTCTGTTTTCAGCGATCGCTAATTGCCCCCCCACTTCTGGGGGAAGTAGTTCGCAGTCCACTACTTCCCCAATCCCTGTATCAGTTGCAGCAAAGCGTTTTCTCGCGTCCTGAATCCAGGTTTCCGGGGTCATAGACCCCCGCTTTACGTGTCTGTGGAAATCAGCAAACAGATCCCAAGCGAGTCGAGAGTAGCCTTTGCCAGAGCGCAAATTACGCTCCGAAGCAACCTTCAACAAATGGGGATACCAGCGAGTTCTGATAGTCACATCCTGCACATCCCAAAAATCCGCTATTTCCCTGGCGGTGTACGGTTCGTCGTGTGCGGGTTCACTGTGCGGTAGGTGTGCGGGTGTGCGGTAGCTCTCTTGTGCGGGGTGTGCGTTGGGTGTGCTGACTATGTGCTGTGCTGGGTGCTGTAGCACGTTCGGCGGGTGTGCTGATAAGGGTATTGGATCGAAGTTATCGGCAGAAAACATAATCTTTCAAATCCTCCAAAATGCTTCACCGTAAGGGTTTTCACGATGTGCGATTGGCTAATGCTTGAGTGTGCGAACCGCTGATCGACCTCTGTGCTTTATTTGTGCGGTGGCACTGTGCGGTAGATGTGCGACCGCACGTTCAATATAGTGCTAAAATGCTAAATTATCAAGTTAGTAATTAAGTAAAAAATCATTAAGCCAATTTACAGGAATGATTATGAGAGAATTTGCCAGGTTGAATACTGGGGAACGAATGGGGAAGATTCAGCTCAGAGTGCAAATCCCAAAAGGATTGGACGCGATCGTAAGAATGATTGCGCCCTTCCTAAACGCTGGGCGCATGTGGACACCCGCCGAAGTTGTCACAGAAGCATTAGTTCTCTGGCTGCTGCAACCAGAGAATCAGGAGCTTATAAAAAGGCACAAGATAGAAGAACGGCTGAAGGAATTACTCACTAAGCCTGAGCAGGAAGAATTTGAGGAACTATTCAAAGAAGAGGAGTAGTTGACCTGGGCAGCTCTCAGCTTCCCATCTATGCTCTGCAAGGTGGCAGACCGAGCATAGGAATTCCCAGTTATCGCGATCGTTGTTTTCCCGGTTGCGATCTTTGTGATGCAATTGCAGCGCAAACTTGCCTGACTCAGAGCGTGAGCCGCTCCCTTCACCATGTCGGGAACACTGCTTATTGCAACGCTCACAACAATAATCAAGCGCTTGTCTGATCTCCTCTGCAAGCGCTTCTAATTCATCAGTCGGTAGCTTCAGTTTGGGCATCGGGAGAAACCAGATACATTACCGATTTGCCGTGAAAAGTAACCTTAAACGCCCCGATTTCTTCAGTCTGTAATCGGCTCGCATACTGAGGAAATTCTGACTTCAATGTTTGAATATTGACTGGCTCAATCTTATCTTTATTTGAAATTGATGCCAAGTCTTCAAGGGGTATTAATACCCCTTCCAATCGAGAATTTAGATAAATTTCGACCCGAATACCTCTGTCGTGAACATGCCTTCTATAGTGAGCTACTGAATGTCTTAGCCCATGAAGGCTAACTTTTATAGTTCTATCTTTCATGTAGTTTCTATTAGTTTAATATTTACATATTCTAGTTAATTCTAGATAATAAGAAAACAGCTAAAGCAATCGCAAGCGCGAAGACTTTAGCTGTTCAGTCAGAATTTTAACGTATGGAGATATTGTAATGCTTGCCACAGATTCCGGGCAACTAACTTTAGAGTTGGTTGCAAGTTTGATCAAACCAATTGCCTCAATCAAGAAAGCTAATCGCCCATCTCCTAAACGTCAGTTTGTAGTGGTCCACAAAGGGCGACCTAATGGCGTTGCAAGCTTAGAGAACGTTATTGAATGGTTCAACCTCTACGGTCAAACAGAGGTTTGCCAGAACAGAGAAAGGTTCTCTATTGACTCTCAATTTGATGCAGAGTGCATCACAGCAGCAGCAGTACAGGTAGGAGACAAAATCCACACTCAATATGACAGCAGAGGCGTTATGCAGGTTCTTGAAATTGTCGGCAGAGGTGAAACTGACATCCTCTTCCGATTGCAATCTAAAGGCTCTCCACCACATGAGGAGTTTTATCACAAGCTCTGGCGATTCAACTTGATTGAGCCAGCGCCCGATCGTCCAATTACAACACTACAGGAGTTCTAATGAGTAAAAAAACAGTTCAATCTCTTTTTGAAGACTCTGCATTCCCTCATGGATTGGGGGAAGAAGTGGGCATGTCGAAGCGCGAGTTAGTAGCAGCGATCGCGCTTCATGCACTGATAGGAAAGGAGTCTGGAAGACCGGGACTTGAATCGATTATTACTCTCAAGGTTGACATCGCGTTCAAGTATGCCGATGAGTTCCTGAGACAGTCTACGGCTGAACAGTAACAAAAGAGGGAGAAGAGTTCCGGAGGTGCATAATACCTGCCAACTCTTCTCCCCGCCAAATTACATGAGTAGAGTTTAGCACTATGACAACTAATTCAAACACTGCAAAAGTTAGGGGGAAGCAAAACGGGGGGATGATTCTAGAGGGTGACAACCTTCTTATGGTTTCACCTCTCAAGTCCAGTATTTTCAAGCCCGTTCAGTTAAGGAAGGGATTCGCCAGAGTTGGGATCTGTGGTGTTCCCGGCAGCGGCAAGACAAAGACGGCTTTAGAAGTAGCTTGCGGTCTAGGGAAGCGAATTGCACTTATTGACACAGACGATCGTGCCTGGATGTACCAACGCTCCTATGAGTTTGAGCGGGGCGAACTGGTTGATTACGCCGTAGATTCCTGGATCGAGGCAATTTACGACGCTGAAGACTCAGGGTTTGATGTGCTGATACTGGATAACTTCTCTGAAGCGTGGGCGGGTCTGAAAGGGCTTCAGGAATATCATCAGAGCATCCTGAATGAGAACAAAAATGTAGATAGCTTTCAAGCTTGGAATTTTGTGAATCCCTTGCAGCGAAAGCTGCTAGATGCGCTCACAATGAGCCGATTGCACATAGTTTGCACTTTTCAGGCAAAGGTTGAATATGAACGAATCCTCAGGCCTGATGGAAAAACAGCCAAGCTAACTGCTGTAGGGTACGGTCCCGTTTGGCGTTCAGGAATCGAAGGGAAGTTTGATTTCTTTGGGCAAATTGAACTTGAAAACCACGAATTGAGATGGACTAAGGAAATGTTCCATCTGTTCGGCGGTGAAACGTTCCAGTGCCCTACAGCGGAACTGGGAGCGCGAATCAAAGCCTGGTGTGATCAGGGTGAGGATGGATGGGAATTCAAGCCTACTCATAGGGTGAGGCTGATCGAACTGCTGAAAAAGAACCAATGGAGTAATCAGCAGGTAGCCGAACTTCTGGAGATGTATGAAATCTCCAGATTCGATGAAGTGAAGCAATATCGGCACTATCAAGAGCTTCGGCAAATTCTCTCTCTAACTGCTGAGAGAGGCTTTGAACGTGCTGAATACTTCACTCAAAACAAACGACCAACACAGTCTAAATCGTTTCTAGAATCCACAGGAGAAGTTGAATGAGCAACACTATAGAGCAGAAAATAGAGCATGTATTGAGGACTGTCAGAACCTTTCAGCATAGGCAATCTGCCGCTGAGTGTTGTCACCTTGTACGATTTTCAATCGCACTCTTCCCCGAACTGGACACTCCTGAAATTCGTCAGGCGTTAGCTAGAGGTATGTGGGACTGGTTTGACCCAAATAATGCAGATATAGGCTTCAGGAGTTTTCTTGAGTCGCAATTGGACAAGAACCAACCCCGCCCAAACCTATGAGATGCCCTTATTGTGGCGCTTACGCTTCGCTAAACTTACACTACAGGAGAAACACCAATGACAAATATTGAATTTTTAGAGAGTCTAAGCGACGAGCAGCTAGAAGCGCTTTCTGCTGCTTTGACAGACGATCAGACTGTCAAAGAGCTTTTTGAGACTTTGGAAGAAGTAATGGATGAGCGAGGGTTGATTTTGTTGATTGAGTAAACCACCACAATCTCAAAACTTGAGTGAGTTTTGAGTTTTTTGGAAACTATAGGTTCCTGATGATGAAAAAGTTTTCAGGCGGGGCTTTGTCCCCGCTTTTTTGTGGCTTTTTTGTGAGATTCAGGAAATCAAATGAACCCAGAACGACCCATCGGTGAGAATGAGTCGGGTGAACGTAGAGTGAGATAGCCAGTATTTTCCTAAATCCGGATCGTCGCCATAGTTGCGTTCATACCCGTCAGGAAAAAACTCCCCATACGGGTCTGTAATATGCCACTGCGTCGGCTTGCTCTGGGCATCCAGTCGAACTCCAGTTAAACAAACAATGTGACCTGTTTTAGTTAAATATGTGTGGGCGATCGCGGGAAACCCTTGCTTCAGGTGGCTGATCGTGGAATACACGGCAGTGCCAACATCCTTCCATCCCTCCGCAATCAGAAGGTTGTCCTTTGCGCCATAGAGTTCAGCAACGCGCTTCATGGCTATGGGTTCGTGGCGGTCCCAGCCGTTATCAGCGCACCGCTGCTGTAGCTCATCTTCCCATTGACCAAAGCGTGAATAACGAGCGTCCCTTGACTTCTTAAGGAACGTAAGACACATAGCCACAGAAGTCATATTGCAGGAGCCGTAAGGGTTCTCTGTGTTATCTAACTGGGTCAGCAAGGGGAAATTCTTGATAAAAATTTCGGTCATGGTGGTCATGGCGGGTTCCAGGAAAGTTTGGGTCTAGTGTTCCCGCTGGCAACGTAGCCCAAACCTGCTAAAAATCTCAGGTGGGAACTCCAGAGCATGGCTAACCTGACTCTGGGAACCAATCCCCCTACCGATAATCCCAACCTCCCATCGTTTATCGATGCTGAAGCTCTGGACATTGCCCCAGAGCTGCAACTTGTGTTGGATTGCTGGACAAACTTGAAGGGTAGGAAATCGCTCTATCTCAATCAGGAAGAGCGGGAACCTGCTAGAGCATATAAAAATCGCTTAGACCGCACTCGCTTTGATAACCGCTTTGAGCCAGTCATTAAAGGTCATGCGGGGCTGCTTTCAGACTTTCAGCTTACAGACGATGCGCCTCCCACACTGGAGGAGGCAGAGGAAAACATCGACCTGCAAGGAAACGACTTACAAACGTTCTTTCAGAATCTAGATGAACACGTTCTAAGGGATGGAGGCGTAGGGATTCTAGTTGAATATCCCAAAGAAGATCCAGGCATCAGAAGCAACGGGGATATGCTCGAATCGGGTCGTAGACCCTATTTAGTGCTAATTGATAGGCGCAATATTTTGAATTGGGATGTTGCTTGCGTTAACGGTGTTCCAACGATTCAGCGGGTAACTGTTCGTGAACAGCGCAAGGTAGCTAAGGGTTTATTTGGTTCTGAGACACAAATTTTTTATCGTGTCCTCACGCCTGGACGCTTCGACCTTTTTCAGGTTCTTCAGGGCGAAGACGGTTGGAGAGCAGTTCACATTGAAGAGGAGAGCGGCGATACCGACTTAGATGTTGTGCCGATGGTCTGGTACGGGGCAGATTCAGACTCGCAGCTATTTGTCAGCAAGCCTCCATTTATCAATCTGGCGGGGCTGAATATTGAGCATCTACAGAAGCGCTCAAACTTGAATGAAGTGCTTTGGAAGTGCAACATGCCTGTTCCAGTGCGGAAGGGGTTTGTGCAAAATTCAGACTCAAAGAAACCAATTCCGCCCCTAGTGATTGGTCCTAACTCGGTTGTAGATGTCCCGAAAGATGGAGATTTCGCATTCGCAGAACCAACGGGAACAGCGATCGACTCAACCCAAACTGACATTGAGAAGCTAGAAGGTGCGATGGACCGTGAATCTCTCGCGTTCCTGAACGGTGGGGAAGCTGAGAAGACTGCTACTGAAGTCGTAATCGACAGCGCCCAAACCTCCTGCACATTAAAGGGAATGGCGCGACGGAAAGAAAATACCTTCAAGAAAGTCTGTGTTGTCTGGTGTGCCTATACTGGCGAGGAAGAGCCAGCAGATAGCGCGGGGATTAAAGTTGCTGATAACGTGCTGCAAGCGCCGCCTAATCCGCAGGACATCCAATTGATCCTTGATGCGATGGGCAATAAACTTTCGCTCAAGCTGGGCTTAGAAATGCTCCTACAGCGCAAGTGGTTGCCCGCAGATACCGACATTGAAGAAGAGCTGAAGAACCTAGAGCAGGCTGAACAGGAGAAAGCGGAGCAGGTTCTAGCAGAGCAGCAGGGGATTACTGAAGCGGCTGGCAGCGGAACTGTGACACCGATGAAGGGCAACAAAAACGCCCGTGATCCTCAAGCAACCCAGGACGCGCAGGGAATTACTGATAGCGCTAATCAGAAGTCAGCAGCGGGGGTGTAATGGAGCCGAACCCAGACGATGCGATTCTGAAGCCGATTGGAATGCCGATCAGCGCTGAAGATCTTCGCAAGCACACCCAAATTACCCGCGGGGATTTAGAGAGGGCACTACAGGACAGCAGCAGGCGGCTGAAACCGTTTGTTAATGCAAAGCTCTATGTCCGTAAGCTATAACCCCTCAGCGGGGCGTTTTATTGACTCTGCTGGTAAGTTTGTCGCTCAATCCGTAGTTGATAATTTGCTGGAGCAGGAGCAGTCACAGCTTGCGGTCAGGCTGAAAGCACTCACCCGCTTACTGTCTGACCAGAAAATATCGCTGTCTGACTGGCAACTACGGTTCGCAGATACTTTGAAAGCATCGCACCTCCGTATGCTCTCACTTGGGGCAGGTGGGCAAGAGCGCTTAACCTCCCGTCATTACGGAGCCGCGGGCTATCAGCTTGGTAAGCAATATGACTACTTGAGCAATTTTGCCCAACAGATCCACCAGGGCGAGATCACGATTAAACGGGCAATCCAGAGAGCGGGGCAATATGCCAGCTCAATCCGCCCGACGTTCGCCAGGGCAGTACAGCTCTCGCGTGAGGCGGAGGGGTTCAATGAAGCAAAGCGGAGCCTTGACCCACAGGCTAATCACTGTCCAAGCTGCATTGGGCATAGCACTAACGGGCGATGGGTACCGATCGCCCAAATTACGCCAGTAGGAACTAATTGTGAGTGCGGGCAGCGCTGCCGCTGCTCCATCCAGTATCGCCGCAGAGTGCCTGTGAGCCTGAACCGGGGAACTCTAAGCACGACAGCTTAGAGTTTAGGAGTAGGGCGATGCCCTGGAACACGGTTACTTTCCCATCTGACCTCGAACGGATTCGGGATTTATTTGATATTGAGAATGGTCGGTTGCCCCTACTCAAGGCAGCTATGACCTGGGTGGAAGAGAACACACCGGAGGCGATCGCTACAGTGCAAAACTATCTGACTAAGGTAGACGCTAATTTAGCGACGATAGAGGATATCTACGGAGATCCGGACTATGCGCTGTCTCAGGCTGATGTTGTCAAGCTTGATATTGATATGAAAGCAGCCGGAGCGCTCAACCTCGAAGCTCGGTTCAAGCTGAAAATCTGGAAAGCTCTGAACCTCGAAAACTACTTTGATGCCTCTGAATGTGGAATGGTGATATATGGGCAGACCGTTAGAAGCTAAGAACATCAGCCAATTGTTGATGCTGGCAGTTGAAGCTGAACAAATCAACGACGAATCTTTGAAGCGAGAGGTCACAGGAACCCTCGCGCTACTGGTTGGGACAATCATCAGAAAAAAAGATGCAGAAGCGTTTCGCGCTTCTTGGCGCGAGATTGCCCAGTTCTGCGAGACTTCTGGGGCAAAATGGATACTAAAAGCTGCGGCTCAAGGTCTATCTCCAGATGAGCTGGAATGGATGCAAGCCCAAATCCAGCACATCATGAGCGGTGTAGAGGATGAATGACTATTACTGGTCTCAATTAATTACTTCAGAGCTTCTTGAGAGAGCGGCAAGGAAGCATTTGAATCAAAACCGTTTGTTTTCGCAGATCTCAGAGATGCGCCCCTCGCAGTGGGGAGAAAGAATCTCAATCCACTCAACCTCAGGAGCCGATGGAATGAGCATTACCGAGTTTGATGAAACGGGTGAACAGGTTGTAATTAGAGCGGATTACGGCTTTACTGCTCAAGAGTCTGGGAGTTTAAGCGTTCAAGAGCCTGAACTTCCAAGCGTTCAGGACTGGTGCGCCCAGAACGGCTGGAGTGAGCCGCATTGGGTCAACGACGGTCACGATGGTTTTGCCCGTTCTGGTCGTTGGTGGGGGTTTTGTGGCGCGTCAGTTATGGCAGAGCTGTTGCCCTGGCAACCACCAAAGCAGACTTATGAAGAACGGCTTGGAGGACCGCAGCGTAGAGCCTCTGACTATAACCAGCAATACAACGAACACAGCCAACGCTTTTATGTCGGCAGGAGCGGCAGGGATGAGGATCAGTTAGATGCCGAGTTGATTCGATCTCACATGGAATCGATCCGCCGAAGTGCGATCGAAGTGTTCATTCCCGCACTTCGCCTAACTGTGAGAAATCTTGGCGATAGTAGAGATCGCTTTGAATACACAGCGGCAACTGAAGGCAATGAGTTGCTGATGGTGCAAGTAATCAAGTTAGCTAGGGCTACTAGGGCGATAACAAATGACGGGATTCTTCCCTCATCAAGAGCAGAGATCAGGTACTACATGATGCAAATCCCTCAGCGGGATTTGCTGTCAGCGGTCCTGAGCGATCGCCTGGGGTCTTTCGCTCTTCATTGGGCAAATCTGGTTGTTCGCTTCTTTAATTGAGATGAGGGAACTACACAGCAGTTTTGAGTAACTGCTGTGAAAAAATCCCCGTTCAAAAGGCTTCAAAATGCGACCATAACCTTTACTGCACTTGCCAGTGCGCCTACTGCGAATGCTTTAGGAAATCTCACTGTAACGACTCGAAACATTACCGTTACAGCTTATTTAGAGCTGAAAGACCATCACCCGAAGGACAACCGACCTGAAGGGGTGCCGATCATCTCTGACTACTTCGAGGGCCATGCAACGAGCATCGATGGCGTTGAGTCTGCAATCATCCTGCCTCCCCAAATTCACCCGTTGAGCAAGGGTGAAGCGATGATCTCAGGGGAACGCGGCAGCTTCACTATGGACGGTTCAATTATCAATCCTCCCTATGGGCGGGAGGGAATTGGAGCGATTCTAGAGCGGAAGACAGGTACAAAATTTGGCGGCTGGTTCGTGAGGTCAGCATGAGCGATCGCTACCGGGGACCCAAGAGCCAGCTAGGAAAAATCAGGATTAAGCCGGGGGCGGTCGCAGAGCTGCGAAAGAAGATTCAGGATAGCTTTGCAGTCGTGGTTGAAGAGCTTGATTACGAATATCACGTAACGATTCAAGACCCCGACGCTTTTGAATATCTGGGGTTTTTCGATCAAGATATCGTAGACACTGGACGGTTTGACGACTCCCAAATTATTGATGTGCAGACGAAAGGGAATGTCACAACTGCCCGTTGGATCTGGAATCCAACTTCACCCGATGATGGGTACCACTATGCTTCAGCGCTCTACTATGGCTTCCATCCCTATGGCGGGACTGGTTATTGCCCTGGGCGACCATGGGTAGATTTTTCAATCAGAAAGCTAGACCCCGTTTCGTTGCTGGTCAAAGAGCTGAAGAGCCGAGGGCTAAAGGCGCGAGTGATTCAGAACAACGTCAGCACTTTGCAATTAGGTTAGTGGGAACTTCAGGGCATCCTATCAAAGGACGCTCTATGCTCGTCACAGATATTATTCCCAGCCTCATTTTTATTTTTGCTACTGGAATCATCACAGCGCTTTACCAGCACTCTGTTATGCGGAGTGTGCATCGCAAGTAGTTCAAAACTGGCGTAAGTTTTGAGGTTTAGATTTTGTTTAGAGGTTCACTATGCTCGTAATTCTCTGTTTGCTGCTCTGCCTGTTGCTCTGGTTCGGTGGCGTGACTATAAACGTCAATCTGACCTTGATTGTTGAACCTGCTCAAACCAGCAACTTAGTTAATGTGACTACTAAGCAATCAGGACAGAAATGCTTGACCCCTTAGTATTGCGAACGCTGGTGTCTGGGCTCCTGACTGATGCGATCGGCACCTATTCACTAGATACTGATGCCGGGACAGTGACTCAAAGCGCGATCGCCGTACTGCCAGATCTTGACGTTGGCTACAATTACCCCCCAAGCGGCACAACGGTCACAGGGCTGGAAGTTGTAATCTATAAGCCTACTGCTGATTACGTTCCCATCATGGGGGGGAAGATGCAGCCGGCGACGTGGGAAGTGAGATTAAAGCAGTGGGACACAAACGCGAGTTTGACTGATCTCATGAACGCTTTAGTCCCGCAGCTTGCAAGCGCTCTAATTTACTGCCGATTTCTCAAGCCTGGTTATATTCCACCCAATCCACAGAAGGGGATAGTAGAGCAGGGAGTTATAAAATTCACTGAGTATTTAGCTTGATTTGGGCATTCTAAATTAGCTAGATAGTCACCTAATTTTCAATCGATCGCAACGCCCGGAGCGCCTTTCCGGGCGTTTTCTTTTGGTGGGAACTCCAGAGCGACCAACAACCTCTAGAGGTCGTTCTGAATGACTAACCAAAACTTTGTAATTGGTAACCAGACCAAGTTCTTTTTCTCGATTCTGCCTGCTTCAATGCTGGACAATCCGGCAGCTCCTACAGATGTCACGATCACTGTGGACGTTCCAGGCTCAGGCGGAAGCGTTGCTGTCAATGCAACTGCCATCCCAACTGTTGCACTTTCTAACCCAGTTCCAGAGGGTACACCAATCCCCTTTGTTGCAGGCGGCGCAACTTATTGGGCTTATACAACTCTGTCTGCTGCTGCTGGCGCAACCAGTCTGACTGTAGAGCCTTTACTGGTCGCAATTCCTGACGGTGCTCAAGGCGTTTATACCGCAATGCTGGAACTCATCGGGGGTACTACTTCTGATGAACAGATTCAGGCACAGGATCAAGAAACGATGGTGTACGGTATGCCCCTTGGCTACTCTACCGGGATTGTTACCAAGGCATCTTGGAACCTGTCTTACACGTTTAACGTGTTGCCTTCTGACCCTGGCTACTTTCGCCTCGCTTATGCCGCTTCTCACGCGGTTGGTGGCGTTCGCGGTTGGGTGCGTAAAGAAGATCCAGCACCTTCAGGCTATTCTCACGGCGAACGCATTGAAGGGCTTTGTGATGTGACTGACTTCAGCAAAACAAATCCTGCTGACGGTAAACAATTGATTGCCGCCTAATTCAGTAATGAGTTAGTGAACATGGGGTGAATTGCTGGAAACCTAAAGCGCAAGCCAAGGCAATCAGCAGCCAAGCCGGGGGAAGGGTTAAAAGTATCCCGGAAGGTTCAACGACTAGCGAGTGAGGAACCCATCCAATAAGCTCCACCAGCGCCCCACAACCCAAGCGGTTGAAGATATAGTCTGAGCCGTCTAGAAATAGCGGATTCCCGATCGATCATCACCGGGAAATGCACCTTTAAGGGTCGTGGCGCTCCTGTGCAGAAGCACTACAGCTAATCGCCAAAAAGAAAGGACACGCGGAGCCTCAACCCTCTGCCGCATGTCCATATTCTGTTGTTCCCTCGCATTCATTTCACTTGTGGGAACTCCATCACAACAATGTGATTAGAGAGTTCCAAAATGCCTCAACAACTACCCCAACTGCCTTTTATCACTAAGCCTCAAGGTACTGAGAAGTACAACGTAGGCAATGCAATTATCGGTGAATTGGCAATCCCTAAACTTGGCGATCTATCAATCAATGAGCGTCGTTATCTCAAGCAAGTAACCGCAGAGCTGCCCGACCTTCGCAAAGAAGCAGTCAAGATGGCGAAGGTGATCGCTGATGATATGGAAGCCAATCTACTCGATGTCTATAACGCACTGACCGCAGGCGATACCTACTACCTGTCAAACCATTTAGGCGAAGTAATTGAATTTCAAGACAAGATGGATCTCGTTAGTTCTCAACGACAGATGCACCTTGCAACAATGATTATTAAGTTCAGGATTGAGCCAGCCTGGGAAACCGAAAACACCGGAAACGCTGACCTGATTCACCCTGACCTTGTTAAAGAAATCGCTCAATTCGCTTCCAAAGAAGAGAACGGCTGGATTGTTGCCAAGCCTGAAGAAGAAGAGCCGACAACTGAGGAAGACTTGGGAAAATCGCCGGAAGCGTAGACGAGGAACCCGATTGGGCTTCTATCTACTGGCGGGTTAACCGCTATTGGTCAAACGATTCTAGATTCTCGGCTGAAAACTTCGGTAATCAGCCGACTTACTTAATTTTGCAGGCGCTGGAGTTTGGGGCGAAGTTCAACGCTGAACAGTTGCACCTGGAAGAGTTGGGCATCGCAACGCTCACAGCGTTCTTTGTCAACAGCAATCGTGATCCTAAGAAAGGTAGTCCGGTCAAGGCTTCTGACTTCTTTCACTTTGCACCTAAAGATGCGAAGGATGAAATCAAAATTCCGGGACTGGCTTGTGATGCGTTCTTCTCGCTCATTGCTGATCGGCTGCTACCCAATTGGGTGTTAAACGTTGCGCCGATCGACCTTCTACGTTCCCAGAAGAGTAAGAATATTCGCTCTGTAGTCAAGCCTCGCGCCTGGCTCAGTGAAAATTTACTGCTGATCCTTCCTCGCGTGAAGGATGGGCAGGTTGAAGCTGCTTTGGCGTTTTCTAATAACGCTTCTGGGCTGGTGGAACTCTATGACGTGGACTCTCAGACTCGCTTCATCGTGCAGATTGAGAAACCCCAGATTGCCTGGATGCTTGACGCTGAGTTTGAAGTTGCATTATGACCGAGTTAGGAGATGTCGGAATAGGTCTACAGCTTGACCTTAATGGGCTTGAAGAGCAGTTACAGCAGCTAGAGCAGTACACCGCTAAACCCATTAAGGTCAAGCTTCAATTAGACAAAGACGCAAAAGAGGCTATTCAGAGGGAGATTAAAGCTCTCAAAATTGAGCCTGTAAAAGTTGACATCGTTATCAACGATAAAGAGCTTGAAAGGCAGCTCAAGCGGCTCCAGAAGGTTAAAAATGAGCTTGGCAACTATGAGATCAAGATTGACACCTCAAAGAGTGAAGCGAATCTTGCCAGGTTAGGTAGTGCGGTCAACGAAGTCAGATCCCAGATTAGGGGATTAGACCGTGATATTCGGCGGCTGGAAGATGTCAGCATCAATGTAAATACCCGTTTTAGCGATCGGCAGATTAAATCAGCTCTCAAAGAACTTGAGAATCCTGAAGTTACTGTCGATGCAAAGTTTCGTAGAAAGCAGGTACAGAAAGAACTAGACCAGTTAGACAACTTAACTGTACTTGCTAAGGTTGTTCCAATTGTTGACGAAAAAAGAGCGCTTCAACAACTTAAGCAACTTGAAGAGCCAATCAGACCGATCATTGCCCCCAGACTGCAAACCCGAAACCTCGAACGGCAAGTAGAGGAAAGCGTAGCAAGGGGCACTAAGGTTGGGTTTGAAACGGGTCTGAACAAAGTAAAAATCAAGTTTTTCAACCCAGACGACTATACAAAAGTCGAGCTATCTAAAAGTCCTAAATTTATTCGGAACGATTACAGACCTGATGCGCTGTTCTCAAAAGTCGAGGTATCTAAGACTCCTAAGCTAGTTCTGAACACAGATTCACCATTAGTTAGAGACACGCTAACTAGAGGCTTTCAGGGGCTTCTGCAAGCGATTACAAATGCTGACGAACACAATCAGAGTGTCACAAGGTCTTCAGGAGGTCAGAAGGGTTCTAGTGGTCCTCTTAGCACCCCCATTGCTTTAGCGAGTAAAGCTGCATCTATCGCGATCAACCCAGAGAAGCAAGTTTATCAAGGCTTCATGAGTGGAATCGGGCAGAACCTTGCAGCACCTTTAACTAAAAACTTAATCAAAACGCTCAACAAAGAGTTAGGAACTGATCTCACCGCTCTAGGAACTGCTTTAGGAAAGCGGCTAATCTCAAAGGGTGCTGGACTCTCAAAAAGCCTGGGGATTACTCAAACTAGAGAAGACTTTTCCCTATTCGCTAAAGAAATTATTGAATTCTACAAAGATGTTGCAGGCGATATAAGTTTGCTCGATGGCGCAAAGCGCCGCTATCACGAAAACTACAAGTCAACTGCTGAACGGGTTAAAGCGAATGCGATCACCCGCTCTCAGGAAATCCAGAAAACCGATAAAGAAGCGGTAACGATTGTCTCTGGTGGGTTTGCAGGAAAGAAGGGTGAACACGCAAAAGAGAATGTCATCCCTTTATTTCAGAAGCACAACCTATTAGAAAACCATGAGTTAGTTGATTTTAAGAATACGAACTCAGACACGAATGCTGGCTTATTCTCAGCCCCTCAGAAATGGTTACCAGAGGTATTAGTTAATAAGCTGTTGCGGAATGTCGTTAGGGGCAGTAATCCCGACGCTGAGAGGATGGCAACTGAGGCACTAGCGCATCAGATGGCTAATCCTGGCAAACCTGTGAATTTGTTTGGCACCTCTGGAGGTGGTTTGAATGTTAGCGATGCTCTGGAAATCCTCAAAGCTACAGGCTCACAGGGCTTTAGGGGTGTGAGCGAGGGTACGCCGATCTCAGGTTTAATCAACAACAACAAGCGGGACGAATTTACAAACTTCATGGGGATGCTGGATCCCGCTGTACTCTTGACCTTGACACCCCAAGGTAGAGAAAACAATCGCTATCTAACAACAGGTGGCGCGGGGCACTACACACCCAACTACTTCAAGGACAAAAATTTTAGGGATGAAACGACTGAATTCTACTCCCGCTCTAAGCCGCCAAAAGTACCACTAGGCTTTAGGATTGACAATTTAGGTAAGGAATCTCAGGGTGTTCAGGTTGGCATTAATGACCTGAAGGCGCGACAAGAGAAGCTGATCAGAGAACTTGAAATAGCTAACGCTGAATTAGATCAGAGCTTCCAACAGTTAGAGCAGTCAAGCAAAGAAACGAGCGCAAAGGCAACGAAACGGGCACGAAAGAGCTTAGAAGTCAGGCAGCGTAGGGATCAGTATCTTGCGAATCGTCAAGGCTTATCTGCAAATCCCCCACCAGAAAGTACCCAAGTAGTTCAGGGTCAGTCTCAGTTAAGCGATGTCAAAGTTAGCTCGGTTGTTGGAACTCAAAACCCCAGCAAAGAACAGTTTCAAGAAGTAATTGCCCGTAGAAAAGAATTATTCAAAACCCAGCTAAAGGCAGTTGAAGGATTAAATGGTGCAGAGAAAGCGGAAGCGCTTCGCCGAATCCTTCAAGTAGCACAGCAGGAAGAAGAGCGGGTTAATACTGATGTTGCTCAGAAGTTTGGGCGCAATATCAGCGGCGTATTAGCCAGCTATCGCAGGTTTTTAAGCTCTTCAGGTAATAAGCCTGGTGTTCAGCAAAACATTACACAGCAGCTCAACCAGCTATCGCCTGAAGCAGGTATCAGGGGAGGAAGGCAACGGGCAGAAGGACGGCTCTCAAGCCAAACACAGCAACAGTTAGATCGGTTCTCGCAGTCGTTCAACCTGGGCGGCACACAACCACCCAACAGCACAATACCTGACGGACCTGATCAACTCTCAAAAGTTGCAGTCCCTACAGGTGTTAGCGGTCTTTTTGGAAAACTAAAGGCTTTTGTTGCCAGTGAGAAAGGATCGAATCTAATCTCAACAGTTGGAATCACTGCCAGCAAAGTGGCAGGTGCTCGACTTGGCAGCGAGTTAGGAATCGTTGGTGAGCTAGTAGGAGGTCTGGGCACTGGGCTAGTTGCACGAAACGCGATCGCTCTGGGTCGTTCTGGTGCGAGTGCTTACACAGGGCTGAAAGGTGACAAAGACTTTCAATCGGCTGGTTTCAGAGAAAAGTTTAAGCGTGTTGCCCAACAAACAGGGGTCAACTTTAACTCTGAAGCTAATCAGAAGGATCTGGGTTCTGGTGTTTCTGGGGATCTGATCGGCGCGGGGGTTGGTGCTGCTGTCGGTAAAGGTCTAAGCCCACTACTTGGACGAATAGCGTCTGAACTCGATCAATCCGGCGTACTGAAGCTGATAGAAAGCATTCCAGGTAAGGGGGCGATTGCCGCAGCAGTAGCAACACCGGGATTAGTCAAGTTAAGAGAAAGAATTGCAACTGCAACCACTAAGCCTTCAAAGGACTTAGAGCAGTCTTCAGAGGTTGATGTAAAGCAGTTATCTAAAGTCGAGCAAAATCCTTTACAGGCTTTTGCTGATCGATTCAAAGCGCTGTTTAGTAAGCAACGGCTGGACGCTCAAAAGACTTATGAAGCAATCATCCGAGAAACTGCAAAGCTCTCAGGAATCAATATCAAGCCTGGTGACATCCCCAAGCTAGTTGTAAGCAACTCAAAGCTAGACGGCTCAAAAGCGCTCTACGACATCAAATCAAATCAAATCATTATCTCAAAGGCTACTGGCGAATTACTCGGTAGCACGATCGAGAACATTCAGCGTCACCAGAAAAAGATAGCTGATGTCGTTCATGAAGCTAGACACGCTCTACAGCTTAACTTTGGCAAAACTTCAATCGGTGAGATTGCTGGAGGGATAAAGCAGCCTAACGTACCTTTATTTGACCCTAACAAACCTCATTCTGAATATGTAGCAAAAGGTGCTGATTTATCAGTACAGGCATCAGTAAACAGTGCAGCGGCTAAAGGTTATACAGTCCCACAGATAGGACTAGAAACCCTTAAGCGCTTAGAGCTAGATGCTTATCAGTTTGAAGAGCAGTTCACAGGAAAAATAGTTGATTCGGTTGCTCAAGCGCTCAAGTCTGTTGGTGAAGAGTTCAACCCTGATGTTCTTTACAAGAGAGAGAAGAGCGAGAGCCAGAGAAAGCTACAGCAGGCAGTTTTCAAGGGTGGACAGAAAACACCCAATCCCGAAGTAAAAACGTCAGTCGTTGAAGTCTTGCCCCCAGAAGCGCTCAAACTTCCAGAAGCAAGACCCAAAACTGACACAACTCAGACCATAGATGTCGGACAGACTCAAGCAGCTCCTAAGAGTGCGAATCAGCGACGGCTCAGAGAAGTTTTCTTCGCAAAGGGAGAGGATCGCGAAGCATTAATTTCTGAGGCGATCGGATTCAGAGCTGGAAAAGTCAATCGGGCAAGATATGAAGCTGTTCGAGCGGTTAGCCCTGAGTTTGGGGAACAGTTCGCAGATGACATCTCACGTAGAAAAGCGCGGAAAATTGCCGGAGATCAAGCGAGGCAAGAGGTTAAAGAGACTGTTAAATCTGGGGTCAAAGAAGCCACAAACAACTTTAGCCAGAGAATCTCCGGAAACGTCCCACCGACTGAAGCAGGAAAAAGCTTACCCTTCAGACCAAGCATAGGAAATGCTAAAGCGGCTTTCCAAGGGTTGTTTGAAGACCTTGACACCCTGAAAGGAAAGTTGAATATCGAAGGCGTTTTATCGGGCTTCTCAAAGAACTTCGATAAAACATTCGCTTCGATTCGGAAAGGTTTTGATGTCGGCACAGGTGGCGACTTAGGGGTAGTTTACCGACTTCAGAACTACGCGAGAGGGATTCAGGGGGCGTTTAATTTTGGTCGAAAAATTGATCAACCTTTTGACAAGCTCAAAGAAGCTGGTGATCGGGTTTTCCCCAATCTTGGAACTAAAGCTTTACAACTCGGTAAAGCATTTCTGGGTATAGCTGGCGTAGCAATTATAGCCAGTGAAGTTATCAAGCTTGGAAAGGCTTCATTTGGCGCGTTCGTTGAGTTAGACAAGCTCAAGACTGCCCTTAACTTTGCTGTGGGTGGTCAATCTCAAGGGGCAAGCGCTCTCAAGTTTGTAGGTGAAACAGTTGATCAGCTCAAGATTCCCCTAGCTGGCTCAGTTAAAGGTTTCACACAGTTAGCGGCTGCCACCAGGGGAACCACCGCAGAGGGTAAGGGCACTCGCGATGTGTTTCTGGGTCTATCACAGGCATCTACAGTTCTCAGTTTGTCTGCTGATGAAACTCAAGGTGCTCTACTTGCACTTTCCCAAAGCGCTTCCAAGGGAGTGGTCAGTTCTGAAGAGCTTCGGCAGCAGTTAAGCGAACGTATTCCCGGCGCAATGGGCATTGCAGCGAGAAGCATGGGGCTTACTGAGTCTGCTTTCAACTCACTTCTAGAGTCAGGTCAGATTCTATCAAGTGATTTTCTACCCAGGTTTGGTAAGCAACTGCAAGCAGAGTTTGGGGATGCCGCTAAAAGTGCTGCTGGCAATGCTCAGAGCGCTATTTTTAATCTTCAGAACGCATTCACCAAACTACAGCAAGGGTTTGGTGAGGGTATTTCTCCAGCAGCGATCGGCATTCTAAATATCTTTGCAGTTGTTGTTGAGGTAGTAGCGAACAACATTCAGCATTTGGTTTTAGCCCTAACTGCTATTGGGTTAACTCTAACTCAGATGTTCATCTCTTCTCTAGTCGCTTCAATCGGCTGGATGGGCATCGCTAAAGCTGTAGTAGGTTCGCTGTCTACTGTCTTAGGAGCATTAACTACAGTAGTTCAGCGGTTCGGTAAAGAGCTGGCGATAGCTGGCTTGAGCTTTGTGATCATTGAGATGATCAAAGCGGTTGCAGATGCCGTTAACAACGATTTGAGCCAGTCTTTCAAAAAGGCGGCTGAGGAAGCGAGAAAGACTGCTGAAGCTGCGAAGGACATCAAACCCCCGCCCAACGGCAAAGACGGGAATGGTAACGGTCAGGGTAATGAACCTGAGAAGCCTAAAACCACTGCTGAGGTGCAGGGTAGAGGGGGTCAAAAGGGTTTACCCTCAAACGGCGTTATTGATGATGTCAGCAGGGATAAAGAGAAGGGTGGCATTAATGGAATCTTCGATATAGCAACTCTCGGAATAGGGAAAATCGGAGAGCAGATAAATCGAGGTGTTACCTACCTCAAAACTGGGAGCGCTGACTATTACTCTTATGCAGACTTAAGGCGAGATGACGTAATCAAAGGCGTTGCCGATATGACGGGCTATAACTCTGAGTTTTCGGGTGACGCTCGTAGTCGGCTGGCTGAACTGAAAATGGGTACCGGGAGGGGTGCCCAGTTCAAAAAGATTGATAAAGATCTGCAAAATGCACAGGATGAGCAGAAAGCGCTGAAGTCTGAGGCAGATCAGAAGTACACCCGCAAAGGGTTAGCAGTCGATCCTGACCTGCAATTTAAGATTCAGCAGAACCAGGACAAAATTAAAACTCTCAATCAACAGCGTCAGGATGCGGCTGAGCCGTTCCAGCAAAACTTAGCTGGAATTGAGAAGCTGATCAATAACACGAAAGGCAAAATTGAAGAGCTGAAAGACCCTGAAGTTGTGAAAGCAGTTGGGGGTCAGGCAGTCGCAGACGAGCGGAGGGGAGCGCTTCAGGAGTCACTGAACAACCTCAATAAACTCAAGGTTGAATATCAGTCAACGATGAGCGCTTTGAGGACTGATCCAGTTCTGGCTTTAGGGAATGCGTTTGAACAGCTAACTAAGCAGCTTGACGATGCAAAGCGTTCTACAGAGCGCTATCTAGCAACCCAGAAAGAGAAGAATATTCGGGGTGAAATTGCGGGTTTTGCAACTGATCCCAATGCAGGGCGTAAAGCAGCTCTGGCAAACCTTCAGGCTGAACGCAACGGGGCTGAAGATGAACTGAATTCAACTAATAAAGGGATTGCAGATCTCAAACCTGTTGTTGAAAGTCAGGCAACTAGCGCAGCTCTGGCAGGGTTCGGATTATCTCAAGACAGCACGATCGGAGACATTGATAAAGAACTTGGGCGAACAGGTCAAACTGATGCAGACAAGCCGAAACGCCAGGTTCTAGAGCAGTTCAAGAAATATAAAGAGCTGCAAGATAAAGTCCCTCAATTAAACCTGAATGTTGCTGAAAAAGAGAAGGCAATTCAGGAGCAAGTACAGACAAACACCCTCGCTGACCTTGATCGCGACACTGCTAATCGGGAGTCGAGAGTTAAGCGTACTGAAAGCTCTCAGACTGCGGCTGTTCGTGCCCGTCAGCTAAAGACTGGTGAGAGCGATACACAGGTAGGTGATCAACTCGCACGAATTCAGCTTAACGCTACTAAGGACTATCAAAAGAGTCTGAATACTCAACTTCAATCGCTTGAAGATGCCCATCAGAAAGGCATTATCAGCGCTGAAGAGTACGAAAAGAGACGGCGCGACATTGAGGATCGGTTGGGTGATCTAGGGGTCAAGAAAGCTGAACAAGAGTTAGCAGTCAGAAAGGCTGTCAGTGCAAAGATTCTAGAGAACCTTCAGATTGCGGCTGATAAGGCTCAACTTGAAGCTAAGAAGATTCAAAACACCGCAGTTATCAGCATTAAGCGGAACATTATCAAGAAGGGGTTAGACGCTAACGATTCAGAAGCGGGAGTAGATTTGGCGAAGGCTGATCTAGATGCGACCAACCGACAGGAAGGGCTTATCGGTAATCAACTCGCTGAACTAACCGCCAACAAAGACAAGATTGACCCTGAAGAATTTCGTAAGAAGTCGATGGAGCTGGAAGGTCAGCTTTCAGACTTGGGTGTTCAGAAGGCAGATAAAGAGCTGGCTTTAAGAGATGCGATCAACCGCAAAATCATCGAAGGGTTGGAGCTGGCTAACCAGCAGGCAACGGCAGCGGTTCAACTTTCTGAGACTGAAAGAGTTACTGCAAATAAAGCGACTCTAGCAACGAGTGATCCTGACGTTGGTAAGTATTCTGAAGCGGCTGTAGAGCGCTCTAACGTCCTGATAGAAGCTGACTCTACCAGTCAGAGGATCGCGCTTAAACAGCGTGAGATTGAACAGAACCGGAAGTTGGTTGCTGATAAGAATCGCAGCGCTAAAGAAGGGCAAAAAATTGAGCTTCAGTTGCAGCAGGAAGTAGCAGAACTCAATCAGAAGCGAGTTGATCAGGAAATCCGCTTGCAGAAGGAGTTACGGGACAAGCGAATTCAACTGCTTGAGGATGTTGAAAAATACGAACTTAAGAGTCTGCAACGCTCTAAAGACCTCGTGCAGGCCCAACAGGGGTTAGCTAAAGCTCTCAATGATCTAGCAAATGCTGGTGATAAGGGCAGAGCTGATCAGTTTGGTCGTGCAGCAGAACTGATTAAGAAACGCGACGACGAAAACTCTGGTCCCGAAACTCAGGAAGCGGCTCGAAACCAGCTCAAGCGGTTGGGTGTCGATGAGAACGCGACTGAGCTTGATGTTTTGGCTAAAAAGGCTGAGATTGAAAACCGGATTGCAGAACGCAAGATGGCAGCTCAGGAGCTGGAGTTTGACTATCAGAAGAAAATTCTGGAGTTAGAAATCCAGCGCGATAAGTTGGCAGCTAAACAGGAAATCAGGAAAGCGAAGAAGGATGTTCGCGATGCTGAAAAGGCTGATAGACAGGCAAAATCAGACCTACTAGAAGCCTATAAGAGCGGTGATCCTGAAAAAATTCGCGATGCCGAGTTAGCGGCTGAGAGTGCAGGAATTGATGTCAAAGATGCAAAGCTCAACCTCAAAGATGCCCAGGAAAACTCTGACGCTGTAGATAAGACCGCAGATTACAAACGCCAAACGCTGGCGGCCACCCAAGACACTCAGCGGCAAGATACCTATTACCAGGAAGAGAACCGGGCTGAAACCCAGGATATGACCCTCGCAGAGCTGAGGGATAAGTACGGTGACGATGGGAAATCGCGGGGGATTGCCGATCGCGGCTATAGGCAAGTAGATGCTTACGGGCAGAGGCTCACAGACATCTACAACACTCAGAACAAGAACGAATTTGCCAACCTCGAAATGAAACCCAACTCGCAGTTTGCCTATGCGCCTGCGGGCCCCACGGCTGGAACATTCGATCAAGCGGGAGCTGCACAGCAACCCGCCAGTGTTTCTAGCGCACTGGGCGAGGGGTTCACCTACATGGGTCAGAAGTTTGATGAGTTGAGCCAGAAGATTGAAGCGGCGATCAATAGACCAACTTCTGTAGCGTTCCACAGTCAGAAACCTGTAGACGACTATGCCGACTACCAGAATCGGCAAGCAGGTAACACTCTGAGAGCTTGGTAGGAATGTAGGAACAACAGGGCGACTCCACTAGATCGCCCTATGCAAACCTTAGTCCTCACCCTTGGAAGCTCTGTTGCAGTTCTCAAAGAATTTGCATCAGGAAACGGCTATGACCGCACTACAGCGGAAACCGGGGATGTTGAATACTCGCTCAACGGCACACCGATCGCCGATGGGCATCTCTATGAACCCAAGTGGGTGTGGACGGTCAGCGCTTACACAGAGGAAGCAACGGCGCTCACTATAGAGCGCATATTCAGGCGTTCAGAGCGCTATAGAGCGGCTGAGATCAGTTTTGGGATTCTCCTAGCGGATTACGTCAAACCCTGCACTGAAGACGCGCCACAGAGCAGGCAGCTTGCGCCTGGTGGCTCAATCGTTTCTACAGACGATGAATTGATTTATCCAGCGGTCTACAGCGTTCGGATGTTTCAGCCGAAGGTGTTGCCCACAGGCAACGGGCACACCTGGCTAGTTTCATTCGTGCTGAAAGAACTAGACAGGGTGGCACCATGACGGTGAACCTCAGCATTCGGAATTATCAAGTAGTAGTAGCGGGTCTGAACTGTACAGACGGCATTACCAGCTTTCGCGGGAGTGATAGCAAGCTAGACCAGTCGGGGCTAGTGACCTTCAAAGGTGAATTGGTAATTGGAAAGCCGCTCGGATTTGAAAGTCTGGACGATCGGCGCAACGACCGATGGAGTAGGGGCAACACAGTCACTATCAAAATTGCGGATTCCTCTGGCGTTCCCCGACTGTCCCCAAGAGGGGGCACGCTCAAAATCCTCAGCAGCTCCTACGCTCCGGCGACCCGCAAGCTAACCCTGCAACTGGGAGATCAGCTAGAACTGCTACGCTTCCGCGAACCTAACGGGGATGCTTCAAAAATTTGCCTGGGAACTAGCGTCAGCCGAACTGGAGTAGTGAACACGCTCTTAGCTGCCGCAGGATGCCCCGCTCTCGTAGGCTCCTCGATTCCTGGAAGTCTAAGCGCTCCGACTCCTAAACTCTTAGAGGGCTCATACATTGACCAGGCAGCAGCGATCGCAGCCGCAGCGGGATATGTCCTGTATGTGGACAGCGCGGGACTTGTGCGGTGTACGCCGATCAATATCAAGCAATCTAGTCCAGTAATGCTCGTCGGCAATGGGGCGATTGTCCTAGCGGAAAGAGTCGCTGGAGAGCAACCACCCTGCAATCTGATTGTGAAGGGCAAGGCTTCAATCGTTCGGGCTACCCAATCTTCTACCAGTTCATTCATCGAGGAAACTGGTCCCGCTTTCATGGCGGGGGCTCAATCTAAATCGACCATCCTGACCAAGCGGATTCAGAAGGTAGATACCTTTGACCGGGGCAGCAAGACCAGAAGGATTGAAACGAAGGAGCAAGCGCCTGTAGGTCTACTGCTGCCGGATGACAAAAACTATTACGGAAAAACTGATCTGATTAATTCAGAATTTAAGCGGGAGATCTATACCTACGAGCAAAATTCGCCCGTATCAGGGGATTCAGCATCTACTCATTGTGAACAGGGCAATAAAGGGCGGCTCAAAACCTACGAGAGCTACACCTATCAGTTGAGAGGTGTGGTTTTGCGAGATGTCCTTTCGACCTACCCGCAGCGGTTAGCAACCACTAAGAACGCCATTCCGCTCAACAAAACAGCGTTGATGGTTGGCGAGTACAAGATCACCACGTATGAGTACAACGATGGCGCAGGAGGAAGATCAGGGAATTTCACCGGGACCGGAAACCCCGACGACTTCACCGACTGGCAAGATGAACCTTTGGGCAGTGGACCGAGAATTGTTACTCGCGTCTTTAATGCAGTCGGAGCAATCGATCCAGCCGACTTCAAGTACAGTGCAAAATTCTCGCGGGGTGATCCAACGCGGTTGGTTGAAAGCGATCGACTGGTGCAGTATTGGCGAGAACTCAGCGCCGGAGAATGGGAAGCCGACAAAACAGAGTACAAATCTCTGATCCTGGTTAGCTCAACTGCGGCTGATAAGCTTAGAGCGCTATTCAAAAGCTCCAACAAGGTCAGAAGCTTTGCATCTTCACCGTTAGACTTTTCAGCAGAACTGACAGGGTTGACCACTTCCAGCAGTGAGGAAACCATCTCAAACTCTGGGCAAGCCCAACCGCCAGCACCCGATACCTATCCGGCGGCGTTCACCACAAAGGATGTGGTGGTGAAGGGTAGAGCGATTCTGCCTACCAATGCAGAGAGCGACTATCGCCAGGTCAAGAAAGAAATGGATTTCCAATACCTCACAGGGGTTGGAAAGGGGGCAGCTCAGTCTGAAGCTGACAATCTAGCGAAGCTTTGGGGTGTGCTTCTTTGGGGACGATCGAAGGCAACCAGCTACACTACAGACCTCAATAATTCCTGGTGGAACTATGCGCCAGGGGCGAGAGTGGACGTACAGGAAGATGAGGCGAAATTCTCTTATCTGGGCGATGGCTTCTGCATTGCAATGGCGGGTAAGCGCTGCGTCGTCAGCTTTGATGGGCTGTACATGGGTGAAGTTCGCACCGTTCCCGCACCCCCGAACCTGGGGGGCAGTGGTGGGGGTAGCAGTGGTGGGGGCAGCGGTGGGGGCGAAGGCTCAGAAACGATTGAAGTAATCATCCCTCCCTACAAGCGTGTTTACCTGGGCGAGTTTGCCGGGGGCAGCGGGGCGATCGTTTCTCACCGCAACTATTCAACAGAACCGCATCGGGTGACAGTTCAGGCAGCCGGAGGCAGCGCAATCAAAGCGATTAACCGAGATGCGATCGTGATTAAAGCAGCCAGTGGGGGAGCTGCTAAGGTCATCTGCCGCAGGCGTTCTGTGAGAGCAGGATCAGCAAGCGCTGTAGAAGCGGCTCACACGATTCGTTGGAGTGAGGTTGATCTAAGCTTGTGGCGGGGGATGACTGCCCTACAATGGCGGCTCTTAACTCGTTAAGTTCGGATTTTTAGCTCTTAACTTCTAAACTCCTAAACTCCTAAACGTTTAAGCTTTTAGGCTCCTAAACTTTCAGCCTCTTAGGTGTTTAGACTTCTCAACTTCCAACTCTCAACTCTCAACCCTCTAGGCTTCCAGACTTTTAGAAGTTTAAGAGTTTAAGAGTTTAGAAGTTTATTCATTAGCGCTATTCATTAAGGGTTAGTGAACACTCTCAAAACTTACGCAAGTTTTGGGCATTCTGAGGGCATGTTCTCTCAGCTTGGAACCCAACTGTTGTGCCTGCTTTTTTTCATAACGACTGGATAACCCGCAAGGGCGAGATTCTATATCGGGGTGCGACTCCTCCGGATGCTGACAAGTTCTACTTCTGTCTGACCGACAGTAGTTTACTGAACAGGTCAAGCAGTTTGGCGGATTTCATTAGTGCAGAATTGCCCGTTGAACTGGGCTACCAGCGGAAAAAAATTAAGTGGGAGGATCCCGGCGTTTTTAGCAATAGCAACAAGCGGTATGAGCTTCCCAGGCAAGAAGCCGAATTCGTAGCCGATGGTGGCTCCTTGCAGTCTCAGATCGCTTTTTTGCTGGCTGACGCTCACGCCAGGGCAGCGGAAACAATTGGTTCAAGCAACGTGACTGCCGGGGGGGCGAATTTATTCACTGTCTCCGGTGGTCATTTGCTCTCAACTGGAGATAAGTTCATGCTGACTCCTGACGCTGGCTCAACGCTTCCAGACCCGCTGGAAGAGGGCACAGTGTACACAGCGATCGGCGCAAGTTCAACCAACTTTCAGCCTTCAATCGATGGTCTAACGGCTGTCACGCTTAGTAACGTTGGCTCAGGCACGTTTCGGGTCAAGTATGCGAGCGGCTCAGTGGTTTTGCTCTTCATTGATGAAGATCCAATAATTACCCCTGATACCAAGCCGTTGATCTATGACCTGGACATTGTTGAGATGAATACCCTGTATGCGGCGGGGGTGTAGGTGACTACTATCTACACTGGCTACGGGGTTCGCACTGTCGCAGAACTCAAAGACATCGCGCCGGACGATCGCGAGGATGGGATGATCCTTGCAGTTTACGATACCCGGCGCTTCTATCAGTTTGAGGAAACCAGCGAAGCGACCAACGATGACGAGACAGTGATCGCACCCTACAGTGGGGATGGTCGCTGGCTCTCGCTCAAAGCTGAAAGTGATAGCGGGGAAGGTGGGGGCGGCTCAGGTGGTTCAGGAGAGCCGATCATCACCTACGAGATCACCTACCCAGATGGAACCTACACCCCAAGCTTTATCGGGCAGCTCTACATCACCTACGACAATAACGGAAATAGCAATGTCTCCAACTACACCTATCACAGGATTTACATCGCTTACAGATTGAGTAACCAGGGTTGGGAATTTTTGCGTGAGGGTGGGGGAAGCTAGTGGATGAGGCAGTCAAGCTGATTCGGCACACACAAGCTGAAAACCGCGCCGAATTTGCAAATAAAGTGTCTGAGCAAAGGGAGCAGGAAAGCCAGCTTCAGCCTGCTTACGAGTATCAGGGGAAAAATGCGGATACCGGGGAAGGGGTAATCAAGTCACAGGGAGGGGATGAAACTGTAACTGGACAGGTGATCACCAGTGGCAGCATTAAGGAAGGGGAACAGGTTTGTGTAGGGGCAGCTCCTGGAATGGTGACGATCAATCAGATGCCCTCGCCCAAAGTTAATCCCCAAACAACCACACCGCAGAAGCCCAAAAGCCGGATTAAATATCTGTACTTGATTGCCGAAAAAGACAAAATAATTTTACTCGTCGGTGGCTGGAAGCAAGATAACGTAGTGGTTGGAGAGCTACCGAAAGATGCAGTTATCACCAATTCTGCAATTACAAACCTTGGAAATGATGACTGGCTAGTTGATTTGATTTATTACCAGGCTTCAAAGCCAACGATAAGAAAGTTCCAAACATTTTCCTCAAACGAGGAGAGGAATTGGGAGATCACAGCTCCTTCAAATGACTATTTTCAAGCGGGCGACTATATAGCAGGCAACACTTTCTTCTGTACGCCTGTCTTTGAATGGTTTCCCATTGGTGCCCCAATTATTGGCGGAGATCCAGGCGATCCAGATTCAATTACTCGGATTATTTATTCAGGGTCTATCAACTATTGGTTTCAAACCAAACACGACAAAACAACGGCACAGGGAGGATTTGAGGCATACACCGTCACAAGTCGCTATCAAGAAGGTGATTTCGTTAAGTCATACACCGTTCAGCGGCATAACACCTTTGATTTAATGATGCTACCCTCTGAAGATTTTGATAATCCCTTAATCGTCACAGCAAGGGATGAAATATTCATCAGCACCAATCAAGGGGTTAGCACTAGCACACTCGATTATGATTTTTATTTTGTAACTCGAATCAATGAAACGGGTTCGACTGGGCTTGCAGTCAGAGAGAGTACAGGAAACGGGAAACAGCTACTCTGGCTGGAAGAAAGCGGGGTAAAAGCAATCACGCTTGATGACAGCACTCTTTCAGAACAGGTTGGAGCGCCATTAGACACAGTGGGGTTCTATCAAGATGTCGCTGATGATAGTTTTTCGTACATCTACCCTTATGACTTCCTAAAAGACCAGGAGGGTACTGAATACCAGCCTTCCTTACCGATGGAAGATAGATTAATCAAAGTTACTCGGTTTCACTCTGACGGCTCGATCGCTGAAGAACTCCAGGAAAACGTCTACAAGGTTGATCAGGATGTCAAAAGTAGTTCTGGTATCCAATTTTTAGGAGCGTCCTATCATGCCTGACCCTGACCCAATTCAACTCATTAGACAAGAGCAGGCGGATAACCGCGCCGATTTTGCTAAGAAGGGCGAATCTCAGAAGCGCAAAGAAGCGCTACAGCAACAGTTTGTAGGCACCTATCTTGGTCCCAATGCAGATCAAGATGTGGGTGTCGTGCAGATTGAAGGGAGCGCTCAGACCGTCCCTTGTGAAGTGATCACCAATGGGGCGATTACAGAAGGGGATAGGGTTCTAGTGTCATTTCCCAAAGGTTCTCGCATTGGGTTTCTAACTGCGATGCCGTCTTAATCGAAATAATCGAAATAGCTGAAATAGCCGCAACTTCATGAGGTGGGAACACCAGGGCACAATCTTTACGGCGGGATGCCCTATGAAGTTCCAATTTTTTCGATTCAGACCTCAACAAGACCTTGCACCCAACGCTGAGGGTGGTGGTGAAGGTGGCAGCGGTGCCCCTGCTGCTACACCTCCTGCTGCTGAAAACCAAACAGGCGAAGACCTGACAGGGCTAAAGAATGCGCTTGCAGCAGAGCGTAAACGTGCCTCTCAGCTCGACACTGAATATAAGCAGTACAAAGCTGCTTTTGAAGGGATTGATCCTGAAGTTGCAAAGCAGGCAGCGACTAAGCTTGCCCAGCTACAAGCTAATCAAGAAGAGTGGAATCAGAAAGAAACTGCTCTGAAAACTTCACTTCAGGAAGAATTCAATCGGCAGATCACGAAGGAAAAAGAAACTGCAAAGACCTGGCAAGAGAAGCATGATGGGCTGCTAACTCGCACTCTGGCACAGCAGGCTTACGAAGCGGCTGGCGGTCAGTCGGGCGGCTCTGACGATGGCACAACGTTCTTTGATGCCTTCTTCAACAACGTCAAAGGTGGGTTGCGTCTCAACGAAAAAGGTCAAGTTGAAGTGGTAGACGGCACTGGGGCACGGCGTTTTAGCGCTAAGAACTCTGCTGAACCAATGAGCGCTGCTGAATTTTTTGCAGGTTACAGCTCACACCCTGTTTACTCTCACTTCTTTGCACCTCAAAAAAATTCTAAGGGTGGTGGAATGCAGCCCGGAGCTGGCACACAGAAGCACAACGGGACTGTGAGAGTGATTGATCGGCACGACACCTCTTCTCTATCTGACCCCGGCGTAATCGAAGCGCTGGCGAAGGGTGACGGAAGTGTAATCATCCGATGAAAAGCATCATTGTCCAAACCCCTGATAACGGCTACGTCGCCAGAACAGCAGTCTTGATTGACGGGATAGAGATCAAAGACGTTACCAACGTTCAGATAGAAATCAGAGCTGGCGAAGTGGCTCCTACACTCGTAATCACACGATTCAAGCGGAACGCGATCGGTGAGTATTACCTGATCGGTGAAAACATCGCAACAGAGCGGGTTCTGTACCGTGGACGACTCACAATCGAGTTTGAAGAAGTTGATTACAACTCAAAACTTACGCAAGTTTTGGGGTGCGGGAACTAAATAGCGTCATTGTTTCTCCTTTGGTGGACTCAAGAGCGGGTTAATTCCCGCTCTTTTTTTGTGGGAACTACAGCGCGAGTGAAAAACACTCGCCCAGATTTCAATACGGCGGGATGCCGGAATCGAATAGCCAAGCGGGATGCGAGGCACTGGGACATCAAACCAAACCTTGCATTTCCAACATTTCTAAAGATGGCTAACGACGTTTCAGCAGTAATTCCCCAGGTTTTGGCACAAGCAATCATCATTCTTCGCCAAAACGCGATCATGCCCCGCTTGATCAACACCGACTATTCTTCACAGGTTGCAGAGTACGGCGACACCGTTGATATTCCTATTCCTTCCAGCGTTGCAACTCGCGACGTTGCGCCTGGCGCGGTTCCTCCCGCTCCAAACAACGATGTCAAACCTAAGAAAATGCAGCTCTCTCTAGACAACTGGAAAGAAGCTCCGTTCACGATGAATGACAAGGAATTAACCTCTGTCATGAAGGGCGTTGCACCCCGGCAGCTTGAGGAAGCTGTCAAGGCAATTGCAAACGATGTCGATACTTCAATTCTGAGCCTCTACAAAGAGATCTACGGGGTTGCTGGTAGCGCTGGTACTGTGCCCTTTGCAAGTTCTACAGCAGAAGCTCAGGCGGCATTCAGAACTTTAAACATTCAGCTTTGCCCTCGCGATAATCGCCGGATTGTTTTAGACCCATTCGCAGAAGCGAACGCGATCGGTCTACCCCAGTTCCAACAAGCTCAAATGAGCGGTTCTACTGAAACGCTGACTAACGCAACGATCGGTAAGAAGTTGGGCTTTGACTGGTATCAGGATCAGAACATTCAGCGTCACAGCGCTGGCTCTGCGGCTGGCTTCCTGGTCAATCAAGCGAATCACGCTATTGGTGATACGGCAGTCACAGTAGACACGGGAACAGGCACGTTTGTAGCGGGTGACTTGTTCACTGTTGCAGGCGATAGCCAAACCTACGTTGTGAAGACTCACGCAACAGGCGTTGTCACTTACAGCCCTGCTGCTAAGACTGCATTCGCTGATAACGCAGCGCTGACCAAAATTGCCAGTCACACAGTCAACCTTGCATTCCACCGGGATGCTTTCGGCTTTGCTTCTCGCCCAATGACTGATGTGTTTAGTGGTGGCTCCGAGATCATGAGCATGGTCGATCCCCTTTCTGGGATTGTGCTTCGCTTAGAAGTTTCACGCCAACACAAGCAAACTCAATGGTCACTTGATTGCCTCTGGGGAGTCAAAACCATTCGTTCTGAAATGGCTTGCAGAATTTTAGGTCAATAGAATGTTCTCCCTTGAAACGGTTTTAGTTCAGCACCCAGACGGATATCAGGTCATCAACAAAACTGACTTCGATCCCGATCTGCATCTGCTGTACACGACTGAGAGTTTAGAAGTTGAAACTCCTGAACTCTCAGACGCTCAAGAATCTGAGGGTCAAAAGCCCTCAGAGAAACTGTCTGAACAGGTGAAACCACCTGTTAATCGCTCTCGCAAGAAGGCTTAAAGTGTCTGACTTTCTTACCTGGAATGAACGGGTTCTCCACCTACTGGAGGACATCAGGAATAACGGCACTCCGCAGGGTTCGGCTGAGGGGCTGAACTTTCGGATTGCTGATCAAGATATTTCTGATTCAAACCCTTGTCCCATCTCTGATGCAGGCGGATCGATTACAGTCGATGGCTCAATTGATGTCGCGAACTTCCCGGCAAATCAGCTCGTTTCCGGCTCAGTGAGCATCGACAACTTCCCCGATACTCAGGAGGTATCAGGTCAAGTTTCAATTAGCAATCTGCCCGCAACTCAGACAGTAGACGGCTCGGTCACAGTTAATAATTTTCCAGACACTCAGACAGTTGATGGAGCTGTGGGGGTGAGTAACTTACCCTCACAGCCTTATCTCAATTCAGAAGATTTTGGTACAGCTTCAGCAGTCGTAGTTAAAGCGTCGGCTGGAGTAGTTTTCTCAATTTGCGCTCACAATCTCTCTAGCGATTGCAAGCGCTACCTGCAACTGCATGACACAAGCAGCATCCCTCAAACCGGAGACACACCAAAGCTGTTCTTTCCGGTCTGTGGCGGAAATTCTTGGATGCTAGGGAATGAATATTTTGGATTGCTTGGGCGGCACTTTGAGCATGGGATCGCCTGGGCGTGGAGCAATACCGCAAAGACTTACAGCCCCATACAGTCAGCCAGCGAACACGCGACTTTTATCAACTACCAGTGAAATCAAAAATTCATCTCAGGGATTTTAAGGGAATTCTTTGTCAATCAGGCAAGCGCTGGAAGTCTTGCGTAATGAGCAGCACAGAGAATTATTTAAGAGTCACCTGTAAACACTGCCTGAAGAAAGTTAAATGAGCGGAATCAACAATCAATCGGGCGGTTGTCGTCCTGCTAGTGCCCAGATTCAGCAGGAACAGCTTGAGATTGAGCGTCAGATGCTCTGGCAGCTCAAGGCGATCTCTGCCCCTGAAAGCCCACTGAAGGCAAAATTAGAGTTTTCATACTCTGACGTTCACGAACGCCAGATTTACCCACCGAAGGGTACAGAGCTATTTACGCGAGTGATTCTGGTTGTCACAGAAGCGTTTGACGACACAGAATCTACACTGTCAGTTGGGACTGACGCTAACCCTCAAGGCTTGTTCCCAGTTGAAGCGAGTGATTTAAGAATGGGATGCGCTTTTGAAACACACCCCAATATCCAGACAACAAATTCCGCATCTATCAAACTTTATCTCTCCCCTGCTGGAGCGACACAGGGCAGAGGAATTATTTATCTATATGCTGATTAATTGACGACTCCAGGCGGCAGCGGTGCGCTGGTCGCGTCGGGACCGTGATCAGCAACAATCATTGGTTCTGGTTCAGTTACAGGTGAAGCGGGAACTGCGGAGCTATCTGTAGATGAGGTAGATTCTGCGGTGGGTACAGTCGATGGGGTAGGGTCCGGCGCTGTTACAGGAGTTGGGTTGACAGTACCCGCTTTAGCTTGAAGCCTGGTCGCGAGATCAGTCAGTGACAGGAATTGCTTGAGCTTGTCTTCATCGCCCTGATAGACCTGTTCCAGAGCTGCATATTTATTCTGAGATGCTGTGAGCTGCTGTTGCAGTTCACCTACTTGCTGTCGCAGTTGGGCGATTAACTCAGCTTCATTTGTTTCAGCCGCTAACCGCGCTTCCAGCTCTTCAATGTAATTAAGGCTGCTTTCAAGCGCTCTAGAAACTAATTGATAAATATCGGGTTGCCTGACCTGGGCTTGAACCATAAGACCTCTGGGGGTTGAAAGAATAAAATTACAATACCCAAAAGCCTCAAAACTTACTCAAGTTTTGAGGTTATGGATCACTGTGGGAACTCCATTGCAGAATTTGATTTCCTGCAATGGCATTTTTTCCAGACCTGATCGGCACCACACTGTCCTACTTCAAAATCGGCATCAATGGGGTGCGGCTGAAGCTATCAGGCTCAAATTTATTTATTCGCAATGCTGGCGATACGGCTGATGCAGAGCTAACCGCTTCTAAGCTCAATGCCAGCGGTGACGACATCGTGATCAACTCTGATGCAGCAGGAAGCGGCTCAGATTATCTCTACACGCTTCGCAGACCCAGCACACAGACAGCCGCAACTGTGCTGATTCTGCCTCCCACGATGGGCACAGCAGGGCAAGTGTTAGGCACAGATGGCACAAACACCAGTTGGGTTAGTGCTGCCTCTACAGCGTCCTGTGTGAGCTGCGACACTACGACGCTCAATTACAACTCAGCTTCTAGCGTGGCAATGTTCACGCTCCCGGCAAATGCCGTTGTCCACAAAGTTCAAGTCATTATCGATACCCAATTCAGTGGGGGCACTCCTACCGCTTCTGTGGGCTACAGCGGCTCGACAAGCGCTTTTATGGGGGCAAACCAATTAAGCCTCACAGACTCAGCAGGGGTCATCTACGAGGCGAATCCTTCGGTAGCAGCGTCCGGCACGACTACAGCGCTGATCATCACCTATGCCGCTGGCGGTGCATCGGCTGGCTCTGCTCGATTCCTCGTCTACTACTCAGTTCCGGCGTAGGTAGGTGGCTGATGGGCTGGATGGATTTAGTAGGTACCACTGCAAGCAGCTTCATTCTGGGAATTGGGGGGGCACTGCTGCGGAGCAATTCGGGAACTGTCGAAGCTCGGAGCAATGACAACTCAAGCTATGCCCCATTCAAAAGCTCAAACCTGAGCGTTGTCGATGCTGCAACCACACAGAGCAATCTGGGCATCACGCGCATTGTGGGGTCAGTTCAGCTCTATACAGGCACAGACAGCACATCACAAGGCTACATCGACGACTTTGATGGGAAATGGATTTATCTAACCCTCGACTCGATCAGGACGATCGGGAACGCCAGCAGTGGGGCGGCGATCGCCGCAAGCTGGACACAAACGCTCTTCACTCACCTATGGACGAATTACACCCAATCGCAATGCCCAGTCCTGACCAGCGCCGGGGGAGCTTCAACCCGGGGCGCGAGTGCAGCGGCTGACTGGGCGGCCAACAAGAGAATCACACTATTTGACTATCGAGGTCGGGTCATTATTGGAGCTGGCAGCGGCTCATCGCTCACTACTCGATCTAAGGGCGCAGCCGGCGGGGAAGAAACGCACATAAACACTACGACTGAAATTCCTGCCCACAATCACCAATCAAAAGGTTCTGGTTTCATAACCAATGGCACAAGCAGCGATCGCGCTCAACTTGCATCAACTGGTACGGGTGCCTCGAATTGGGCGGTAAATGATTTTACTCAAAATTCTGGTGGGGGCGGCGGGCACAATAACATGCAGCCTTACGCGGCTGAACACCTACTCATCTCAGCAGGAGCTAGATAAATGGCAGCAAACACCCTGATACACCACCCAGACGGCAACATTATTTTCAAGGAAGCTGACGGCACAGAAAGCCTGATCTTGACCTTGCCGCAGTTCCTACAGATGGAATCTGCCTACACGATTAAAGATGGAAGTGAAGACGACAGAACGCCAATTTCTCGGATTTATCGTCAAGAGGATTACCATATCCTCTCGAATGGTTCTGACCAATGGAGCGGGTTTATGCCCTGGAATGAAGGCGACATATACCTTTCCAGAGTAGAGGCATACAGAGCAGAGCTGGCATCGATGCAGCCCCAACCCACGCTGGAAGACATCAAAGCAGGTAAGCTGGCGGCTCTGAGCTACGCCTGTCAGGAAGAGGTTTTTAGTGGATTTAGTAGCGATGCCCTGGGCAGTCCTCACACCTACTCTTCTCAAATAGAGGATCAAATGAACCTAATTGGTGTCCAAATTCAAGCGATTGCAGGTCAATCAGTTAATTATGTTTGCGTCGATTCAGCAGGTGTGAAAGAAGGTAGATTGCACACTCCGGCGCAAATTCAGCAGGTGTTTGCTGCGGGTGCAGGCATCAAGCAGAATTTGATTAGCAAATTCCATCAGCTCAGAGAGCAGGTAGAAGCGGCGACGATCGCCGATGTCGTTCACCAAATCAGTTGGTAGTCTGGTAACGAGCGAATTCTAAGCGAATTCAAATTCAAGAACAAAAGCCCAAAACTTACGCAAGTTTTGGGCTTTCCCTGCATTTTTCTCCTACTCATCGAACTCGCCCTTGAGAGCGTTCAGATGTGCTTGTAGTCTGCAAGCCAGCTTGTTATGAGACTCAGAAGAGCTAACGCAGTCTATCTGTTTAGTTAGATAGACTTTAGCGTGGTAAATGATTCTTCCATCCTCCTCATACGGACACAAGAACGGGCACCATTCGTTATCGTAAGCAGCTTGCACTACTGCTTGCTCTAGTTGTTCTAACTGAAACTCCGAAGGATGCCAGTCGCAGGAAGCAACGGGATTACCCACTTCAATGAATGTGCAATCGTGAGAACGTGCCAACAGCACCTCATAACAGAAGTTACCGACCTTGCGGCAACTCTCCGGCTCATACTTTGACCACTTTTCAAACAACCTGAGTAGAGCGATCGAAGTCAGATTGTCGATCGCTGAAAATGGGAATGGTAATGGCATTGCACGGGCGTACATATTCAACTCCTTAAGCAGGTACAGGTAATGACAACTGTTCAACAGACACAGGAACATCCATCCCGCCAGCACAATCAGGGCGGTAAGTCTGAACCAACTTGAAAGCTAAATTTCTGTGGGAAAACTCACCCGCTTTAGCTTTACTGAGCCAGGTTTCATCTTGTTCAGGGTCAAGCTCTTTGAGGTAAGCGCGGATTAGAGGTAAGTTCTCTCGAAGCTGCTCAATGTAAGCCGACTTAAAGACTTGAATCGCCTCTTCCTGACCGTGTTGACTAACAGCCTGTTTGTAGAGCGGCACAAGCGCCCTCGCAGGGATCAGAAAGTCAAGACGATTTTGAGGATAGATCAGCAACCTCTTTCCCTTCTCAATGCAAGGGATTCGCCAACACAAGCTTTTAAGAGTGCCGTGGTGATGCTCTTTGGCATCAAACGACGCTGTGTAAATCATGAAACCTCCCTAGTGATTCTGTTTCGCTTTATCCTGAATCCCCAGTGTGGGGACTGCCCTACCAACTGCTGCACCAATCCATCGCGATAGCTGAGCCATTGCGAAAGAACCTGCTGCATGTCTGTGTATGCGCCGTTCTCGAATAGAATTTCGAGTGACTTGCGGCGATTCTCTAAAACTTGTGATGCTGTGAGCTGCGGTTCTGCGGGTTTGGAGTTCTGATGAGCTTCGCCGCTTCCGTTCTGCATTGGGGGTGCAGTCGGCTCAGATGGCCGTCCTTTTTTGCACCAGGACTCATAACGTTCGGCACCCTGGTTCTGAATGCAGCGCTTCGTGAAATCGTCAATATTACCGATCTGATTGTCCTGCTTCCTCCGCAGTCTCTCCTGAGCTATCAGAACGACCTGAGCGCGAGTGTAGATATAAAACTCAATCGGACTCCCTGCAAATCCTGGTCCTGAATACTCAGACCAGTTAAAACACCCCGGTTCAAGTTCAAAACTTACATAAGTTTCGGGCGCGGAAGAATCGTTCTCTGTAGTTTGTGGAAAACTTTCAGCAGTAGATTCAGGAATTACATCACTCGGAGATGTGGAGCCGTTAAAGGTTACACACTGATCCCTATAATTTTCTCTTTCTAAATTATTTTGTGTTTCTCTCTCTCTCTCTTTTAAAGAAGATCTATATAGATCTGGAGAGCTGCTAGAAGCATTGCAGAGCGCGCGATTTGAGTCTTCAAATTCTAGGATCTGAGAATTTGACTCTAGGATCTGAGAATTTATTCTAGGATCCTGATTCTCATTCTTAGACTCTGGAGTGCTTTCTAAGACTCTAGACAATTCTCTGTTAGAATGATTCCAGATAAGCTTGAGTTCTCCATCTTTGATAGTGAACTCTCCCCATTCTCTAAGTGTGCCGATCGCAGCATAAAAGCTGCTCTGAGGTATCCCCCAGCTCAATCGAAAGCTCTTAATATCAATTCTGAACTCTCCTCTTAGGTTTGAAGGAAAGTCAAGCTGGAGGGCAAAGTAGACAAAAAACACGTTAGGCAAGCCGTGTTTTTTGAGCTTGAGTAATTCTTCTCTGGTGACCGGGAAAAACGGAGAGAGAATTTTCTTTCTAACGTTTGGTTGATTCATCCCTCAATCTCCTCAAACGTTGCAATCTCAAGCGAAACAAACGACTGTACTATTTGGTCTGTATTTGCCATAATTAAGAACTTCGATCTTCGGTACTTGTGCGGGGGATCAGGTGTAGGATGCAGACTTTGATAGCAAGTTAAAGTCTGAAAAAATGCAAATAGAAAAAGCCCAGATTCGCCATCACCAGCGAATCTTGGGCTTTACTAAGTTAGACTTACAACAGTATGTAAGTCGTGAAAAAAATGCTAAAGTGGTGTATAACATGCTGAATTACTCGGCATAAAAGAGCGGAAGTGTTTGGCAACACTTCTGAATTTGAAGCCCTTCCTATTGGCGGCAAACCGGGGGAGTGGGCGTATAAATCAAAAAACGGTGGAAATTGGCGTTTCCATCGTTTTTTATGCGGCTATAAGCACTTGTTCAGAAATACAATTTTGATCTTTATTTGCCTTTGGAGCAAGGCAGATAATCATTAGCTCTGCTTCGGCTGGCAACACCCTCTGCTTCTTTCTTCTGAGGTCAATCCCCAAAAGAAGGAGGTATTTTGGCATCCCTAACTGAACCGCGAAAGAGTCTAATGTACTGTCGAGAATTGGCGTTCCCGAAAAGTACTTTGACCATCTTGCCCGATCTGTTCCTGTAGCCGTGGCTATGGCTTCTAGAGACATTTCAAGAAACTTTTTAAGTTGCTCAATTTGCTGACTAGAACCAGCGTTTTGATCGTTTTGCATAACTGTACAAGTGCAGTATGAGAAGAGTAGCACAGAGTTGTCTTAAGGAACAACATATTTTACACAAGACTTAGTAAAGTGAACTTTGCTTGTGCAATTCACCTATTAGAGAACGTTATGCGAAAAGGATATGGATCATAGGGACGCTTTCAATTTCGTGGTTGCCACTTTTAAGTTGAGCATGGCTGAACTTTCTAGAAAATCAGGCGTCCCGCAAGAATCAATTACTAGATTTAGAAAAAAACAGAAAGATTTTGTAGCTGAAACATTGTTCAAGTTGATAGGAGCTATGGATAGGAAGCATCAAGCCGTTTTCTATGGGTTAATGCAGAATGGGCAGAATGGCAAGAATAATGAGGTTGAAAAGGATGAGGTTGAAAAAGGAGGGGCTGATGAATAGTTCCATCAGCCCCGTGCAGTCTATGAGAGGAAAGCCAGATTTAATCAGAAGATTCCAGGATCGAGCTATCAGCAGGAAGCATACTTTTTGCCGTCTCAATTAGCTTTGAGCGCTTGTGCAATCTCAGTCCTTTGCGTACCTTGATTACCGACAAAATCTTATCCATATAACGCTCTGCCTCTGCAAATTGCTCGTTATCTTCGGGAACTGGGGGCAGGGCTGCTAATTTTTGCAAAACCTCAACCCTCTTCTCCTCATCCCACGGTCGTTGTGCTTGGAGGAAGTTACCGATCGTCCTCTCGTCTTTGTTTGATTTGAGGAAGCTTGAGAGGCGCGTAGAGCTGGTAGTTTTTGTTTCAGGAGGCTCCACAGTCTTTGCAGCTCTAGGCTTTGTTGCGGTTGCTGTGTTGCTACGGCTTCTCCCCCTTCTCGCGGGCGGTGTCTTTTCAACGTTGTCAACAGCGCTCATCGCTGGCTCTGCCCCGTTGGTTTGGGACTGCTCAATCATTGGTGTTTTTTGTAGCAAATTCACCAATGACCGCATAAAAATTTCCCAGTGAACTTGGGTGGTCCAGTAAGTTCCTTCCTCGGTCATAAACGCAGACATCCCATCGGCGTTCATTGCCTCAACAACAACCTCGACTGGAACGCCGATCGCTTCCGTCCGACTTGTAAGACTGATCAATAGAGGGGCATTAACTGTCTTTGCTGTTTGTTCTCCTTTATTTAAAGTGGATCTTCCTTGGCTTTTTTGAGCGGAACGTGAAGCTCCCTTTTCCATCGTGGTTTGGGTCATAGGTTTAGTTTTCAAAGACGTGCTTTTTCCCAGTTTATTAAACCTTCCCGAATCTGGATCGATGTTTTCCTCAAAATCAGAGTTATTTCGATTGCACAGCACTAAAGCTGGAAACGTAGAGCAGTTATAGATTATGTCCGAATTGGTCGTCAATACAAGGCTGGAAGCACCTGTAATTAGCCAGGCTTGCCAACGCAAATCAACCACTTCTTTGAGGAGATGATCGGCTGATTCGCTCTGGCAGACCAGGTACATACCGTTGTCAAGACTGCTGAGATGGATGTGGCAGTTATCTAGCAGGTTCCCAAAGCACGCTCTATACCGCTCCATTCGGGCGGCTTCAAAGCAGAGAAGGTCATCTTCAGTAAATTCAGTAAGTTCAAACTCTTCAGGCATGGCTAGGACGTTGTTGAGGTCGCCCTAGAGTTCCTACCTGACTCCTACCCGCTTTTTCTCTGCCCTGGCATCAGCGATCGCGCGGTTAATCAACGCCATCATCTTTTCATTTCCAGTTGAGCTGTCTGGGTGGTAGTACCTCGCCAAATCCCTATATGCCTGCTCAATCTCTGAGAGTGAAGCGTTTGGGTCAACTTTCAGCACAACCCACCAGTTCCCCGCTATCTGTCCAGCGGTTACTGTCTGCCCTGGCGGGGTCAGATACTTCATTTCCTCGTACAGCTCTTCCTGTGTCTTCACTCCCCACCTGAGCCGCCCCCGTTGAGCGTCAATATCTTTAGCAATTGCCCAAAGATTATCCTTCACCCTATCCCATAGATCGCAGCCGGTGGCTCTAGGAATTCCCTTGGGGTCTTTGAAGTAAACACCCACACCCGGATCATCCGGCTCTGCAAAGCGACTGTACGGCTTTCCCACTTTGGTGATTGGGATATTCGTCGTCACGATTATTTCTCGCGCTCCAAACAGCTCAAGCTGCCTCACCAGCTCCTCATAAGCTTGAAGGATTGTTCGCCTTCCCTGCGGGTCAAAACTGGAGCGGAAGCGTTTTTTTGAGCGCTCGATCGTGTGGGGATACTCCAGCGGGAATCTAGGGGGCATTGTTACGAAATCCTCCTAAAACCGCATCCGTCGGTTGGGGTTGCCTCTCAAGCACTCCCAGAACTGCTGATCCTGGCTCTGGTTTTGGACCTTCATCGAACTTCTCTCGCCATTCGTTCAGTAGAGATCGTGCCTTACCCAGACGAAACCGGAAGCGCTCTATGTAGTGCTGATAGAACTCTGGGCTGAATGTCGCGTTAGTGTAAATTTCAAGGTCATTCAAGTCATGATAGATGAGCCTCAGTGATTGCTTAATTTCCTTCAAGCACTCCTTCTGCCGCTTCGCATGGGCTTTTCTCTCGCGTTCTGCCTGATGCTTGGGTAGCACCTCAAGGTAAAGCTTCGGTATTGTCTCTGGGTCTTTACCCAGTAAAACAATTTGTTCTAGAAAGTCAATTTTGAGTTCCCAGTTAGCTTTTAACTTCCAACAGCCGTAGCGTCGATCCTCGCGCTCCCAAATTATCATTTGGATCTTGTATGCGTCCCAAAGCTTCTGACGATGTGTGAGATCGTAGCTAACCAACGGCTCAATTTCTTTACCCAAAGCTCTCATCAGTGTTTCGGCTTGAGCATAGCCACCATGCGCGGCCATCCACTCGCAGATGTCGCGCCATTGAACCAATTCTTCGTAGGTGATGACTGTCATGACATCTCTCCCTTTACCTCACCGAGTTAAGCGATCGTCTAATTCAGTCCAGTCACCGACGTTCGACTTCTCGCTTTCATCCTGAAAGATTTCGAGTGCTGTGATTACCTCTCCTAAGCCCTTATAGGCATCATCTAGCCATCTCTTAGTTCTGGGGGATGCCTCAGTTTTCAAAATCCGTTTCCGCATCGACTCAAGCGCTTTAATATCTTCCTCAATCATCCTCTTTTCCCTTTTCCCTAGTTGAGCGCTGTTACTCGCTTGTGTACTTAACATCGACCTCCCTCAACTACCGCTCTAGCTCCTCAATGACACCCACGATCGCATCTTTGCAGAGCTAATGCAACACTGGACTAACATTTTCTGGTGGCTCATCCGTCCATGCTGCCAGAGCTTCGCGGAACTTTTCTAACTGCTGTTCAGTTACTTGCCTATTCATTCTCTCGCTCAATTGCTCCATCCTCCAGCCGCTCTATCTCTGCCAGGTCGTTTTCAGTTGCGATGCCCAAATCATACTTGCTGTAGAGCGATGCCAGAATCGAGTCAATTTTGAAGAACTTTGTACCTCGCGACTTTTCCTCTGCAATCCAGCGATCGCAGTCCTGATTTAGTTGTGCGATTTGCTCAGATGTAGGCTTCCTCGTCGATTTCATTTTGAATGCGCTCTCTTTCGTCTGGGAAGATTCGGTCTACAACCCGCATAAACAGGTGATCAAGGTCATCATAATCAAGACTTTCAAGTTTTTCAGCTAGAGGAATATTAACTTCCTCTACTCTAGAGGGCAATTCACAAGGACTACCCACCCGCTGACTCAGAAGCTTTAACAAAATGGCTTGTTCGTCCTCAGACAAATCACTCAGCTCCATGTTCGCAATCTCATCTGTTTCCACGCTCCCTCCTCAGCTCACTATCTAACCACAAATGATAGATCAGCTCTTCCCGTCGCATTCTGTCTAAATAAGCCTTTGCCACTTCATCCAATGATGAATTCCCAAGGATGACTCTGGTGTAGTCATCCATCATGCACCACGCGAGATATTCGTACTCGCTACCCGATGGTGGTTTCCAGCCAAATAGTTTCATAACGCTTCACTCGTCAGGTGAAATAAGATAGCGATATCGCCTTGCTCGTTAAGATTGCTATAGAGAGCCAACCATGTTTTTCAGGTTTACTCATTACTCTTTTCTTCAGGCTCGTAGTTACTGAGTGTCAGTCTGATTTTTTGGGACAAAATCTCAACGTCATCGTCTCCCCAATCTTTCCCGAAGACGTCTGCCCAATCCAAAGCGATTCCCCCTATCACATCGATCATATCTAGCTGTTCTTTCCTCTCAAGCTCCTGCTCAACGCCAGGAAGTGTTTTCGTTGCGATCACCTGCCACATCGCCCACTCTACAGATTCCTGCTTGGCAAACCACGTTAAGACTTCACAAAATTTTCTCAGCGTATATAGATCGAGCTGGGACCAATCCCTATTGCTTATGCCTAAATCTTCAAATGTTCGATCTTGATCCTCACTCATACTGCACCTCTCTGTGGGAACTTCAACGTGGTGATAGTGATTATGTACTATCCTGATCAAAGTTGTACAGTAAACGAGCGTTTACTGTACAAATACAAGTTACTGTACGCCTCAAATGCGCCGAAGACAGCGATCACAGCCCGAACGAATTCAACTTCAATTGCTCCATCAAGATGTCAAAGTTGGGCTGTATCTTCGTGTTTCAACTGAAGATCAAGCACAGTCAGGACTTGGCTTAGATGCTCAGTTGAGCCGGGGACTTGCAATGGCAGAAGTGAAGGGATGGACTGAGCTTCCCATCTGCGTTTATCGGGACGACGGTATTTCGGGAACTAAGGACGCATCGAAGCGCCCAGGACTGCAATGCTTACTTGAGGATGCCAAAGCAGGCGTGATTAATGTTGTAATCATCCTTGACCTGTCACGGTTGGGACGTAAGACGCGACTGGTCTTAAATCTCGTAGAAGAGCTGACCTCCTATGGTGTTTCGCTCATCTCCTGCAAGGAAAGTCTAGACACGCTCACACCTCAAGGTCAGTTCGTTCTGACGCTGTTTGCGGCAGTAGCACAGCTCGAACGCGACATGATTGCCCAAAGAACTAAGGCAGCTCTGGATGAGCGAGAGAAAATTGATGGTGAAACTGGGGGAAGACTACCTTATGGCTACCAGCGATCGCCAGATGGTTTGCTAGTGGATGACCAGCAGGCAGAAGCAATCAGAAAGATTTTCTACTGCGATAAGCAGTCGATGAGCCTGCGGAAAATTGCAGCGCTTCTTAATGGCGTGTATCCTCCACCGAGAGGTAAGCAGTGGTGGGCTACTAGTGTTCGTGAAATCTTACTGAATGAGTGGGCATACCGTGGAGGGGTGCGGGGTGATAGCTCAACATCTTTCCCATCAATTTTAGAACCATCTGAACCGATAGATGAAACAAGTATCCTAAACCTGGAGGGCATTGTATGACTTTGAAAGATCAGCTTCAAGAAATCGCTACCTGTAAGCTTGAGGAAGAGCCAGAATTGTTGCAACTTTCTCTTAGCATGTACCGCAATGCCTCTTCCCGCTACATCGACAAAGGGAAGCCATGGGAAATCAGTTATCGAAGTCTCTTTCTAGAAGAGTTTGAGAAAACAGATAGTTTCACAGCAGGCTATCTGCTTAATCTGATTCACTGTAAATTGCATGAGGGCAACATCAAAGTATTTGTTACTGATGTATCACAGGGACCATATAAGGACTTTGCAAAAGATCAGAACAACGCGATTCTCAGCGGAATTAAGCCGCCATTTAGAGCTGAGTTTTGGGGTGGAAAGCCCGGTGCCGATATAGGTGATGATGGATATCTTGAGTGGGATGTCAAACACACGCTTGCACCTGTAGGTTCTGATTCACTTCCTACTGACGACGGAAAGGCTCATCTTCCGTTGGAAGTTGGTTCATGCAGCTTAATCTCAATTTGGGCGCATCTCTGGGAGCGCTACGGGTTTACTAGGTGGGTGTATGGCTCGAAGTACATCTATGGATTCATAAATACAGAACGTATTAATCCTCTCGATTTTCTTGAGTGA